CTGGGACATGAAGAACTCTTCCCATGGGTCTTCTTGCGACACCCAGTTTTTCGAGAAGATTTCCATCGCCTTCCAGCCAGCGCGGCCGTCTTTGATGGCGCCGAAACAACGAACACCGGAGAACACTGCTGGCGCGATGCCGAAGACTTCGGACGGCTCCAGGAAGTATTTCTGCGCGTTGGTTTCCGCATCCAGGTAGGTCGCTTCGTAGATCCAGATACGGATTTCGCCAGCGCCGTTCAGACCGGACACGCGGCCAACGAACTCCAGACCTTCGAACTGATCCAGCAGACGGGTGATCTGAGTATCGGAACCGCCGAGACGGGTATCCATCAGACCGCCCAGGCCTACCAGCAGTTCTTTGTGGGCTTTGAAGTACGCGTTATACGCATCGCGGCCGAAGTAGACATCGACGATTCGCGCGCCAGATTCGGTGTTAGCGATACGGCGCAGCGCGGAGATGTCGCCCATAGGGTCGGCACCAGCAGCGCTCCAGTCAGATACCAGCGTCAGTCCGGCGTTACGCGGGAACACAACGGTACGGGTCGGATACTTCTCGCCGGAGATAGTGACTTGCGCGTTCTTCGCGGCTTCACATGCCAGCCATTCGAAACGGTTGTAGATGCGTTGTTTCTGCTGCGCCGCCAGGTCGGCCACGATGATGTCGTGACGCTGCTGGTTGGTGTACGAACCGGACACCATAGTTTCACCCGGCATACGCATCAGCGGGGCATTGATGTCGACTTCGTCTTTCTCCTTGATGTACGCAGGAGCCAGGGAGTCGGCAGTGTAGCCTTCGCGGCGGTTGATCCAGCCTTGCACGTTAGGCGCAACGAATGGAGCAACACGACGGTAGTTGGTGTTCACACGTTCGAAGAAAATCTTATCCGTTTCGAAATAGATCGAACGGCCATAGAAGCCTAAGAACAGGGAGAACGGGACTTTGATTTTGCGAATAACGCCGCCCGCGGTCTGCGTATCCCAAGGGTTGACGACTTGATCGGACATTCTGAATTCCCCTATTACCCGATAATCGGTAAACGCCCGATCATCGGGCGTCCATGTTTATGATTGCGTTAGCCTAACAGACGGCCGACGAAAATGTTAGACCCTGCGTATGCAAAAGCCAGACGGCGTTTGTCGTAGGTGTCAATGGACGCTGGCCACACCAGCGCTTCGTGGTTCGGCGCACCTGAATCATAAACCTGAATGTGGTCGCCGCCAACCGTCGGCTGCGCGGTAAAACCGACAGGAACGGTTTCGTCGCCAGTACCGGCCGGATTGTACTTGATGTACTGGCCATTGGTTTTATTCAGCGCCACCACTTCGTATTTTTTATACTCAACGGTGTTCGCCCCGCCCGCCACGCCGCTGGACGTGTGTTTCGGATATTCGCCAGCCCAAAGCTGTTGCGGTTTGACGCCGTCCCAGTTTGAGTTACCGGCCAGATCATCCGGTTCGTAAATTGCTTGTACCATTTCTCTTCTCCGTCAGGTCAGTGGACCGGTTGGCTTACGCGGTTTTCATTTCATCCGGGATCAGCGCCAGGATGTCGGCCATGCGGTTCTCTTCGCTGGCTTTTTCCTGGTTAGGCTTGATCTCAGGGTTTTTGGTGTCTTCCATTGCCTTAGCGAAGGTATTGGAACCGTCGTTCTCAGCTTTGGTACCGTTTTTGGTTGGATCGGTTTCGGCCTTTTCAACCGGAGCCGGTGCCGCCGGTGCGGTCACTTTATCCAGGATAGCGCAGCACATCTCAGACGACAGGTCAGTATCGTATGCGAGGAACGACGCTAAGTCGCTTTGTGCTGACGCATTCGCATGGGTGTTAATCGCTTTCATGCGGGCGCGCGATTCCAGTTCGATGGTTTTTGCATCGACCGGCGCTTCGGCCTGCGCTTCGGTAGTTGGCTTGTTGGTCACTTTTGCTGCATTAGACATATCGTCTTCCTCGTCATCATTTTCGTCGAAGGGATCATACCCGTCAGCCATTCTTGACATCGCGGTAAGAATCTCTGCCGATGGATCGTTAATTGCGTCAATCAGTTTTAACTCTACCGCTTGTTCTGCCGTGTAGCAATCCGCCTCGGTAGCCAGGACAGATTCTAGTGTGATTCCCCGACCTTCTGCAACGGTTTCGGCGAAATCCTGTCGAATCTCTTCCAGTCGCGCTTCGGTCTTTTCCTTCACATCCGGATCCAATTTTTCGAATTGGTTGCCATCCACTTTGTGTTTACCGGCGTACATGAGCGTGACTTTCATGCCGATCGAGTCCATAAGTTCAGACACGTCGATGTGCATGGTCATCGCACCAACGGAGCCGGCCCCGCCACTTGGGGTCGACACCAGCTTGTCTACCTGGGAGCCTAACCAGTAGGCCGCCGAATAGCAACGCGAGTCGATGATACCCATCGTCGGGGTTTCCATGGCTGCAATGATGGCGCCCGCTTCCGCGCAGCCGGATACTTCCCCGCCGCCGGAGTTGATGTCGTACACGATCAGCTGTACGTCGGGATCGGCATCCGCCATCATCGACATTTTGGAAATGTACTGATAGCCAGTCACCCACCCCCACGAACCGCCGAAGCGATTAATCAGCATCCCGTGAATAGGAATAACCGCCACGCCTCCGGCAAAAGCATACGGCTTTTCGTTAATCTCCGGCTGCATACCATAGGCGGCGACCACTTCCGCTTTCCATGTTGCATACAGCGCTTCTTCGTCTGCGCGTTCTTCCGGTGTCAGCGCCAGGAACCGGCCGAGGTCGATATCCATTGACGCTTCCGGAACCGCCAGTAATGGCTGCAGGCTGATACGTCTGGCCACGGCCTGAGCGATGGTCGTATTAATTTGAGGCATCTGCGTTTTCCTTCTGGTCCTGGGTATCGTTGTTAGACATGGTCTGCTGACGGTCATTCGCCCCAGGCTTCGTTGCTTCACTGGAGAATGTCAGGCCAGCGGCCTTAATCAATTTCTCTTCTTTCTGACGCTGGCGCACCACGTCTTTGAAGTACATGCCGAGGTTCGCGGCTTCTTTGTCGTAGGTGGAGAAGCCTGCAGCAACGCGCATAACGGCCGCCTGAGTTTCTTTGACCTCGTCAATCTGGCCACGTCCGGCGCCAATCCACAGACAACCGGTCAGCGCTTGCTTAACGAGCGGAGCATACAGGATCGATGGCTTCATTCCCACTGGCATCGGTAGGTTGCCCGCGTTCCAGTCTTCCTCTAGATACAGGTCGTACACTTCACCGGCCATGCGGTCAGCGATGGTTTTCTTCTTCGCTTGCATACGCTTGTGCGTCAGGTTCATGGCCGCGCGGGCAGACGAATAGTTCGTCTTAGAGAAGTCGCGGGCGAACTCTTCATACGAATAGCCGAGCGATGCCGCGATATGGCGAATCAGGGAGATCTCAAACTCGGTACCGACACCGCCTGGCGTACCTAACTGCTGCATGTTCAGTTTCGTGTTCGGGAACAGAACCGGAATGCTGGCGCCGTCGATCGTCAGGTTATTCGCTCCGCCCATGTACTCCTGCAGGCGGGACATGAACTGGCCGAGATATTCTTCCATGCCGAGTGAGTTTCCGCCCATGGCACCAGCAAGCATTTCCATTGGCAGTTCCGATTCCATCGTGGCCGCGTAGCTGGCTTTGATGACGGCGTTCTGCAGAGTGATGTCCTGGAACCGACGGGTCATTCGCATCTGTTTCAGCGCGGCCACCATTTCAGACAGACCGCGAGTCTGGCCTGGAAGGTCGCGTTCGCAGATATGGACAAGCATTTTGCGCCCCCACGGCTTTTCTGCTTCGACTCGCTGCCATGTCACCTGTTGTGTCGTGCTGTACGGGTCGCCCATGTAGCCGTTTCGGATGTGGTAGGCGATAGGGCGTTCATACATGTCCAGTTCGACACCGCGGCGAAGACGCAACGTATCGGGGCCATTGTCGGGGTTACAGAGCCGGTCCGGGGCGATTAACTGGATGGCCGTGTTAAGCGGGCGGCCAAGTTGGCGAATCCATTCGGACGAGAAAATGATCTCGCCGGAATAGACGTGGGACGCCAGGCCAAGGCGAATCAGGCTTGACAGCGTATCGCGGCGAGTGGCGTCCAGATAGTTAGCGCGGGATTCAGCCAGTAGGTTGAAGCGACCTTCCACGGCCATGGAGAATTCTTCTTCCCACGCATCGTCGAAGCGCGGGTCGATAGTTTTCAACACGTCGATATTCGGCTGCGCGATCAGCATGTAGCTGGCGCCGACGATACTGTCGCGGGTGGAGTGCAACACGCCGGACAGATAGCCGTCGTTCATCATGGCGTCGCGGCTGCGGTCATCCGTGATTTTCTTGGCGCCGTTCACCAGCGTATCCGGAGAGCCGCCGTATGGTTGCCAGCGCGCCATCTCGCGGGACATGATTTTAGCGCCTTCCAGTCCACCGCCGCCAAGTGCCATTGGCACCATCGCGTTCGACTCGGCGAGAGATAATTTTTTCACTGTCTTCCCCTTAGAAGATGAATCGGAACGCTTTCTGCGGCTGCGAGGCTGGCGTACAAATGCAGCCGTTTTCGCGCATGTACGACAGCAGCGTTTGAATGTACTGGTTCAGCGCCTGACGGTTTGCCGCGGTGAATTCCACGCGCTCGCCGTTCTGGTCTACCACGACACGCACTGCGCCGCCCGTCACCAACTGGCTATACGCCTTTCGTGCATCCGCCAGCATGTCCTGCAGTTCTTCGCAGGTAAGTCCAGAACAATCAAACATAAATCCCCCTAAGCCATTTCCGAACCGAATTTAGCGAAATCATAGCGGGAAGCGGGCGCGCGGACAATCGCGCCTTTCTCTGTTATGAGTTCGACCATGATATTTTTCTCCCACTCTTCCGCCCACAGCGGCGGCCGGTCCCACTGAATGTGTTCAATGCCGATGTAAGGGGAGATGGCACCGGCGATGCAGTATACGCCTAAGTCCCATGCTTCGTTTCGCTCGCTGTTCGGGTTCTCCCACCCCTTCGGTGTGCGTACCTCCACGCAGAGTTCACGGTAATAGTCGTCGGACAGCCAGTCCGGATGAACGACCATGCCTTTGCCTGGCGTCATCACCCCCAGTCGGCCGTCGAACATATCTTTAACCAGGTTGGTGTTGATCAGCAGCACCGGAATTTCCCCGCGCGCGTTGGCGTAACGGTCTTTACGGGTGGAATCCGGATACGTCAGCGCCACGCGTGGGGTGTTCGGGGTGTTGCGCCCTTTAATCAGCAGGAATCGCCCGCCCAGTCCATAATCTCCGCTGTTCAACTGACGGTAATAATTATACGCGTTAGCTGTCACGCCCGCGCGGCCGCCGGAGTCACAAACGGTCAGTTTGACGGCCATGTGGCCAATGCCGCCTTCCAGTGGGTACTTCGCGCGGATGACCTGACGCGTGATGGTGTGCCAGTCGTCCAGGTACCCTGCAGGATCGAGCGGTTCCGGATCCCCGTTGTCGTCTAGTCGCTGGTCGTTCTTCACGATGTCGAACCGGTCAATCAGCACCTGATCAAACGGTTGTCCGGGACGGATGCCCCACACCTGCACCACGAATTTCGACTTCTGGACGTCGATGGTGGCCATCAGGAACCGGACGTCGTTCGGCACCTGCTTAACCGGCAACGAGATGGCCATGGCCTTAATGCTATCCGGCGACCGGACCGACCGCATAGATTTCGGCAGGTATGGCATACCCATGTCCGTGTTCCAGAACTTTTTCAATGCCTCTTCCGACATCGTGCGCTGGTACTCGTCCTCGGCGTTCAGGTAGTAGAACACCAGCTTTTCCCACGTCACGAATGCGGCGGCCACGCCTTTCAGCCAGTACGAAGCGATAAGGTTATCCGGTACCTCGCCGACCAGTTGGCCATTTTCGATGCGCATACCTTCCGGCACCCATATACCCCATTGCTGCATTTCTCGGCGGTCTTTGTAGTCGATCAGGCTCCCGCACTCAGGGCAGATCATCTGGACGGTACGGGCTTTCTCCAGGTTGGTCGGCTTCGTCTTATCCCACGTCAGCAGTTCGAACCGGCCTTCGAAATACTCTTCGCAGTGCGGGCATGGCCAGAACCACAAACGGCGGTCGCCGCGGTTATACAGGTTGGCGATACCATCGCACGGTGGCGCTTCGTGTGGGCTGCGGGCAATCCACTTCGGGTCGATAATCGGCATAGACGGCGAGGACTCCGCCATGCACATGGCCATGGAGCCGAACGTGGTGGTACGTTTTGAGCCGAGGTCGAACGGGGAGCCTTCGCCGCCCACGTCCATCGGGAATCGGTCATAGTCGGTCATCAAAACTCGCCCGATTGGACGACCCGCCAATTCACCTGGCGCCGGATGCGACAGCGACAGGATGGTGCCGTTTTTGAAGTGTTTGTCGAACACGTTATCCGCGTCACGCCCTTTCAAAAGCTGCTCGCCGACTTTCTTCGAATGCAGCATAAGACGGTCGATACGACGAATGGAGAAGTCACGGGCAAGGTTGTGCGTCGGGTTGTAGATGATCATGTCCATCGGGTCGACGATGGTGGTATACAGCGTGGTATTCAGGATCATGGAGTCCGTCTTACCCGTCTGCGCCGACATCATCAGCGCCATGGCAATTTTCGTCCTGCTGGTAAACATGTCCATCGGCTCAACCATGTACGGGGTTTCCGAGTTCTTCCATGGTCCGATGTATGCACCTGGCTGGTAGACGTACCGGTATTTCATCGCCGCCTGCGAAACGGAGATACGTTCCGGCGCGCGGATGGTGTCTACCAGGTCAAGAAAGACGTCGTACAGCGAATCGAAGGTCTTAGAGTTCGTCGTTTTCATCTTCTTCGTCCTTTAAGCGCTGGAATGCCCCGCCGAGGGTTTCGCGGGTCATATTAATCAGGCTATCCATTTCCTGTACCAATGCTTCGCGCTGCTGCTCACTCAGGATTTCACGACGATCGATGGTGTCCTGCACCTGACGGACTCCGGTAACGAAGTTCTTCACCCACACGCCCAGCAGCATCTGAATCTGAGACGTCTCCCACAATTCCCCTTCTTCTCGGAGATAGGTCAGGCGGGCGCGCTTACCGTTCCAGAACTCCTTCGACAGCAGCGGAGGCAGGTCTTGCGGGTTCATGGTTCGAAGGCGTTCTTCGATAAACGCCGGATCGATGTCGCAGAGATATCCGGCGACGTCGCGCAATTTGTAGATAGGGTTTCCGTTTCGATTGGCGCATGGTTTCACTCCGGCATCGTGGATGTAGCGCGTCACCGTTCGACGGTCACGATCGAAGATATCGGCCAGTTGTGAGATTGAACAGCCTTCGTGGATCATCGACCGCGTCTTTTCGTCGGGGCCGGCGTTCTTAATGTCTTTGCGATTGTCTGCCATGTCAGTCCTTAAAATGAAAAAAGACGCTGCCGATAATTTACGGCGAACGTCTTTGTATTTGCAACGTGTGATTTACAGCAAGTCGTCTTCGTCGGCCATGGCCGTTGCCCGCGCTGCCTCTTCCACTCGTTTCATCGTCGCTTCCCTGACCTTACGCTGCAGGTACCGGAGCCTGTTAAGCAGCGCCTGTTCGCCATCCTGTTTCTTCTTCAACGATTCCCATGTTCGCAGATCGTATGTGCCTTTGGAAAGCAGAAGGTGAACGAATACGCGTTCTTTCTGCCCCTGCCGGTCGAGTCGCCCGACGAACTGCAGGAAGTTTTCTAACGACGGGTGGATGTCGAAGAAACACATCTGATTGGTTGGCTTCTGCAGGTTAAGGCCGTGCGCTGCAGACTGCGGGTGTGCGATCAGCATCTTGATTTTTCCCGCATCCCATTTCTTCTTGTACTTCCCTTCCTTGTCAAGAACTGTAGCCCACGGGAACCGTTTTTTCAGGCGTTCCAGTGATTCTTCCCAATGGTACGCCAGCAGCAGCGGTTTGCCGTCGAGCTGGTCCAGCAGTTCTTCCAGTTCATCCAGCTTTTCATCGTGGAGGTAGTGGGGTCGGCGTTTCAGCACCATTTTGCCTTCACGGGTAGGGTGCGGCTCCTTCCACGTCTCATACACCATGCCGCTGGCCATCTGCAGCAGTTTGCCCCAAACAGCCGCTGCATTATCGGCCACGATTTCGACCTCACCCAGTTCCAGGACGCTTTCTTTCTCCATCGTCTTGTACTGCTGCTCGAACGTCGCCGACATCGGCAGGATGTGTTCGACGAAGTGCGGGTCTTCCTTCTTGCCGGGTAAATACTCCGGTCCCATGACGAGGGTGATGTCAGAGATCTTTTTGTCGATTTCCGGTTTCAGTGTGTCGATGACTTCCCACTTGCGAGTGTAGTAGTCCTGGCGGAAATAGTCGTTCCGGTAGTGGGTGATAACCTTGCCGAGACGATCACCTGCGTCCAGAAGGGCGATCTGCGCGAACAGGCTTTCGTATCCTTCGGATGCCGGGGTGGCCGTCAGTTCGATAAGGCGTTCAATGTTGTTGAACTCCAGCAGCAGTTTTTTGAAGCGCTGCGACTTGTGGTCTTTGAACTTACTGGACTCGTCGATGATCACGCCGTCGTATGGCCAGTCTCTGCGCCAGTAATCGACGAGGGCCGGCACCATCTCCATGTTGACCATGTCCACCGACGTTTTACTGGTGCGCGAGCGGCGAAGCACCGCCTGCGTTTTGGTTTCCTTGGACGTTTCCGGCTCGTCGGACAGCACCGTATAGTCCAGCATAGCGAGGTGGCGCCACTCGGCGAACGTTTCTGGCCACGTCACACGGGACACGCGCAGCGGGGCGATAATCAGCCAGCGGTTAATCTCCAGGTTGGCCAGCGTATCGAACAGCACCGTACCGGCCACGGTCGATTTGCCGAGGCCGAGCGCCATCCACAGGCCGCATTTCTTCACGCGCATGGCGAAGTCGATGGCCATTAGCTGATAATCGTGCTGGTGGTCGCGGGTGAGTTCCGCTGCTGCAGCGCGGGCATTAGCGTCGAAATACATTTTTCGCGTCCTCCAGGCTGTCGAACCAGTGAACTTCTACGCCGTGTTTGGCCAGTTCCCGCGCGCGAATCTTCTGCAGGGGAGACGGACGCTTACCGAACTGCTTTATCTCGGCCAGGATGAACTCGCTTTTATCGCCAGTCTTCCGGACGAAGCCGCGGTCTGGCATCCCGTTGAACGCCGGACTGGTGACTTTGAACTGCATCCAGCCGTGGTACTCAGCGAACTCACAAATACTTTTTTCCACTTTCGATTCGCGGATGGTGGCGGCCACCGCGAACGGGTCTTTTCTCGGCATATCGTTAGTCCTTCATGTAGAACGGGCCAGTCCATCCAGCGCCGCCGAGGTGCATTCCTGGCGCCCATGACAGTGGGGCGGTCATATGCTCCTGCAGGCGTGGCAGCGTGTGATAGGTGTCCTTGCGTTGTTCGTGGCAGACGATTTCATCGTGGATGTGCATGACGATTTTGAAGCCGTCGCGGGTGGCGCGGATGATACCGGCTTTCAGCACGTCGCGGGCAATCGCCTGTACGATGTTTTCCACCAGTTTCCCGCCGTGGGTGTACTGACGCGACCACTTACGGGTCTTCTGGTCCATACCCATGTACGACAACTGGTATTTCGTATACGACTCTTCGACGTAGTCCGTGACTTTGACGCGTTTCCCGTTGCCGTCGCGGACGATTTTTTCGACCTTGTTGCGGAAGGTGCGTTTGACCGGCAGCACTTTCGGGTCGAAATACCACAGGCGGCGGCCGGAAGGAAGACGAATCGCCAGGAACGGCTTACGGTACTCAAAAGTCACGCGGCCACACTGCACCGGCTGTTTCGTTTTGAGGCACTTAAACGCGGCCTGCTCCAGTTCGAACCACAGATCAACAATCTCCGGACAGAGTTCACGGAACACGCGAACGTGTTCTGCCGCTTCTGCCTGGGTCATGTCGACGCCCATGTTCTCCGCGTAGCCCCACAGTCCGGTACGGGTGAACGTTTCTGTTTCCATGCCGCCGCCGAGGCGGTAGCCGCAGCCGAGCGTCGCCGGTTTGGCCATGGAGCGTTCTGCCTTCGTGACCTCGTCGTAAGCCTTGTCGTACAGGTGCATGGCGAACGATTTGTAGATATCGCGCCCACTGGACAGCACTTCCTGGAACCATTTGCAGTCCGACAGCCAGCCGATCACCACCGATTCAATCGACGCAAGGTCGCACACGCGGAATTCGTGGTCTTCCTCGGCGCGGAACGTAGAGCGGATGCAGCCGACGATGGCTTCCATTGGCTCTTTCATCCACAGGGACAATTCATCGTAACGGCCAGCACGGATGATTTCGGTGGTGGTGTTCAGTTTCCGGATGTCCCCGTCTTTCGGCTCCAGACATTTCGGGGTGCGGGGCAGGTTCTGCGCCTGTACTCTGCGCCCCGCCCAACGCTGAGTACGCTGCGCGCCCGCCATCTGGAACGCATAGCGAAAACGGCCGGCACGGGAAGCGTTGGCGATCGTGGTGTACTTTCCGTGACTGGTGGATGCCGCCCACTTGCGCTTTTTCAGCACGACGATACAGTCTTCCGTCATCTTGTGGGAGAAGCGGTTGAGTGCGGTTTTAACGGATGCCGCTTTACAGTCAGGGAACGGATAGCCGCGTTTCTGCAGCCATGGCAATAACTGAGCCGTGGAGTTCGGGTTGGCCAGTCCGGTGATCTCGCGCAGTTCGTTGACCAGTTCTTCCTTGCGGCGGTCTTTCAGAACGATGGCGTTCTCGGCCATGCGCAAGTCGATTGGCACCCCGCGGTCGTTGATTTCCTGATCGATAGCGTATGTCGCCCACTCGGACGGCGGGATCGGGTATTTATCTGGCCGGTCCAGGCGCGAGGCGATACCCATCTCGGCCGCGACGTCCATGACGTTATACACGCAGTAGGCGAACCACTCTTCCGGATACTTAGCGGGGTCGCGGAACATGCCGCCCACGTTCTTTCGCTGGCGCTCCGGAACCGGTACCGAGAAGAACTTAATCAGGTCTTTTCCGATGTCCAGTTTTGCCTGCTCTTTCAGGCCGACGGCCGCGCCAATCTGCGCCAGCGTACCGCCGAATCCCATCATGTAGGCCAGCACCATCGTACAGCGCCAGTCCTTGTAGCCGATGTTGTCGCCCAGGCCCATAGCGAACTTCGTGATGGTGCGTTCGAACTGAGCGTTGAAGGCGTGTTTCAGAACGTTAGGATCACAAAAAATCGCAATTAAGCGACTTGGGAATTTCCCCATTTCCACGTTCCAGTGGAACCAGTGATTACCGTCCGGCCTGATTTCGCACCATGTCGCCATAAGCGGGTGCGTGGATGGGTGGTTTGCGTATCTGTCCTGCCCGAACTTTTTCAGGTCTTCTTCTGAGCGCGTTTCATAGTCGATATAGATATCGCTCGGCAGGTTTTCGCAGTTGTGATAGTCCTGGCGTTTAGCGGGAAGAACGGCAAGTTTCTTCGCTATCTCCAGGGTCATTTCGCCAACAATCATTAGCCATCTCCGATAAAAAAGCCGCCCCGAAGGACGGCTTTGCTGGTGGTCAGATTATAAAGCGTCTTCGTCATCGTCGTTGCTGTTGCTGCTCGACTGACGGCTGCCGGATGATTTCGGCTGCTGCTTCTCGAAGTATTCATCATCTTCGTCATCGTCCCACGCGCCATCAGTGTCGATAGGTTCTTCACCCAGGCGAGTATCGTCGCGGCGCCACTTCACAGATACCAGACCGGCGTTCACACGCTTGGCCGTCGTACCTTTTTTCTGGTCGCGGTAGTTCTGGCCCCATGGGCGGATCAGCATGTCGCAGCGGACGCCAGGGTAGAACAGGTCGCGCAGTTCTTTCGCTGAGTCGATTTCATCACCATCGACAGACAGGAAAGACGGTTTACGGGATTCGCTCGCCTTAATCTGGTACATACCGGCCAGTTCAGGTCGCAGGTCTTCATCGCCTTCAACAACGAACCATTTGTCTTTGCTGCATTTGCAGTCCTTGTCTTCCATGATCTTTTTAATCATGTCGACCAGGTATTTTTTAGACTCCTGGAAACGGTCGGACTCGATCAGACCTTCCATGCCGTACTTCTCTACTTCGCCGCCGTCGTCACGGGTGAACTTCTGCGGTTTGTCAAAGTGCGGGTAGGAACACTTCACATCCAGAAACTTGACGTAGCCTTCTTTGTAGAAGATCACACCTTCTTTCGGGAATTTTTTCTCAACTGTCAGTTTACGGGCCATGCTATTTCTCCGGTATCATCGTTGTGACGGGAAGTAGAAATCGTCTTCTTCGTCGTTCATGGCAGATTTAGTATCTCCGCCAATTTCAGGTCGTTTATCGCTTAGTGGCACCAGTGTAGGCGCGCCTTTCGTCGATTTCACAATCGGACTGAGGATTTTCGGAAGTTCCTTTCTCTTCAATCCGGTGGCCATGAGTGCTTCTTCCGCCTGGTTCGGAGAAATCATCTCCGTTTTCCAGATGTCTTCTTCACTCAATCCTGCCTCAAGCAGAATCTTAACGGCTTTTTCCTCGTCTGCAAACTGCCGGAAATTACGTCCATCCACCAGTTTGTATCCAGGGACATCACCGCCAGCTAATGCTCGTCTGGTTAGTTCAGTCTGTAGCGACTTGAACCAGTTTTCTATCGTCGTCCGGTATTTCAGGACGTTGGCTAACTGCGCATTCGTCAACGATTGAGGCGTCTGGAACTGCAGGTAAAACAAGTCCTCGTCCAGGTCTTCTTTCAGTGTCTTAATCTGCGTGTCGGTGATGGGGAATTGCCCGTCCTCCGGGAATCGCAGTTCAAGAACCTGTCGTGCCATGGCCAGTCGAGCGGGGCAGGTCTGTCGGATACGGCAGAAACCACACTGTTTCACACCGGCCACCAGCGGGGCATCAAGTTTCCATGCCTCTGCTGCCTTGCGTTTAACCAGTTCGCCGAAGCCCATCAGTTCTTCGACGGTGCATTCCCACTCTTCGAAGTGGTCGAGTCGGGGTTGCACGATGCAGATTACGATCCGCTTGATGTAGTAGAAGTCACGAATTTCCATGTACTTCGCATACGCGTAGATCAGCAACTGCGTGTTTTTGATGGCATCGACTTTAACCCCTTTCCCGTATTTCAGGTCGCGGATATAAAGCGTGTCACCGTCGATTGCACAAAAATCCAGTGTCCCTTTTTGGCCAGGCACCGGCGTTAACATCGAAAAGTCTACGCGGCTTTCTATGAACTTTTCGCCAGGGGTCATCATGCACACGTCGACATACTCTTCGACGTAGATGAACATCCCGCGCGTTATCTGTATCTCGAACCAGTCGGTGCCGTTCTCAATCCAGACCCACTCGCCTAACCGCTCTTTCGGCTTCCGGCCAGTGGTTAGCCATTGTTCCGCTAACTCATGCGCCACCGTTCCTTCGGCAGCAAAAATCCCGGTATCGTCTGGAGCCAAAATATTTGGAATCAACGAACCGGGACAGTTCATCCACCTGGACGAAGCGGACGGCGAGAATATCGAATGGTCGCCGTCCGCAAATCGTTCGTAGATGGCCTGCAGACTTAGCGAATTACAGTTCTTCTTCGCTGTTGTCATCGGCGGTGTTGCCGTTGTCCAGGTCAGCGATCGCGGCGCAGATTGCGTCGTACACTTCTTTGGACTTGTCTTCCGGCACGTCAGCGATCGCGTCGTAGCCCAGTTCTTTGGTCAGCGCTTTCGCCGCCTTCATGTCGGTCGCGTTTTTATACTCGACCAGTTTCGCTTTCAGCGTGTCAGGATCAACCACTTCCGGTTTCGCTTTGCCGGTTGCTTTGCCGCCGGTTGCTTTACCTTTCGCGCCGCCGGTAGCCTTCTCGGTGGTCTTTTCGTTGCCAGCGTCAGTTGCGCCGCCGATGGTGCCGCCCGCTTTAATCAGCAGAGTCAGTTCTTTTACTGCAGCGGTGTTTTCCTGGATAGCTTGTTCGAGAGACATTCGATTTTCCTTCTAAACGGTTAATTTTCGGTGTGTCCGGTAGGCTGTTTGCCGCCGGTGATTGAAAGATACGCCTGACCGGAAAATACGTCAACACTTTTTTCGAAAAATATTTAAAAATTTGTCGTCGGTACCGATCATGTCTGCCTCCGCGCGGGGTAATATAGCCTCGAATGTCTCTTATGCTTGCCTTTCTGGTACATCTGGTACATCATCACGGAGATCGTAACCACCAATATGGAGTATCCAATGTCACATTTACCGCTGCCAGACCACCTGAAAACCGCCGATGACGAAGGTGTTCTGCGTTTTGTTATTACGCGCGCGGGTCTGTATGCCATCAATTCTGGCTTAGTGAAGGAGATAGCGGAACACTGCGATTTACGTCCGGACGTGCTGTCCCGTTTCATGCGCGAAGGCCATTTCACCCCGCGCGCTGCCACGTTAATCGAAAGCAAACTGGGACGCCAGTACGTCCACTGGGAATGGCTCGTTAATCCGCGCGAATGCCTGAAAAACGGAGGCATTTATTAATGGCTAAAACTTCGCTTCATCAAGTCGGCGAAGACCTGGCCGTTAATGGCTACATCTTTACGCCGATCCGGCGGAAATTGAAGGCGCCGTTATTCAAAAACTGGACTACGAACGACTTCGAAGGAAACTGGGAAAACTGGGTTCTGCAACACGGTGATTGCGGGGCCGGCATCCTTACCGCCAAAAACCCTGCCGTCGACCTGGATATCCGCGACGAAGAACTCGTCGAGCACATGTCTGATTACGTGGAACTGGTGTATGGCAGCGCGCCTACGCGTGTGGGTATGGAGCCGAAACGCCTGCTGCTGTTCAAACTGTCCGGCGCTAAATTCCAGACCATGAAATCTGTCTGGCATGACGGCGACCCGAAAGACAAAAAGACCCCGAAACACGAAGTTCAGATCCTGGGGGATGGCCAGCAGTTCATCGCTTTCGGTATCCACCCCGATACGAACAAGCCGTACAAATGGGTGGCCAATGGCGACCCGACAGAAGTAGACCATGATGCCCTGCCAACGCTGACCGAAGCGCAGGCGTTCGACATCATCGCCGAGTTTGACCGCGAGTGTGCGAAACGCGGGTGGACTCACTCTATGGCCGTGCGCGGGCAGTCCCTGGGATGGGACGACGAGGACGAAGAGTACGAAGAAGATGACTGGGTAAACTCCGCCGTCGACCAGTACAGCCAGTATGATGGTGATTACGATGAACTGGAGCGCAAAGTTATGCTGCTGCCGGGTGCGGAGGATTACCAGCAGTGGATTCGTGTCATCGCAGCGCTGCAGACCGGTGTGGAAGACCAGGACCGGGCATACGACATCGCCCTGAAATGGTCGGCGCAGGCCAATAACTTCGACCAGGATGCTTTCGACCAGAAGTGGGACGAGGGATTCAAGCACGATAAAAAGCGCCTGATCTCCTTCCGTTCGCTGCTGCAGGAAGCCAACGAAATCGAAGACCGCCAGCGCGCGGAAGCCGTCGAAACGCTTATCCCGAAATTCTCCGGCGCCACCAGCCGCGACGAGTGGGTGGAAGCCGCCAACCATTTCCGCAAAGTCAAGATGTTCGGAATGGCGCGAATGGACGTTGTGAAGGTCGCCTGCGACAAATACAACGACCTCATGGGGCGCAAGCTGACTCCGGCGGAAATCAAGAAGAACCTGTCATACCGTATCGACCCCGACGACCTGCCAGGTTGGCTCATGCAGTGGTGTTTCAACCGCCAGACCGGCCTTTTCGTCAACATTCGAAACGGCTCGTCCAGTAGCGTCCAGGCTTTCGACCTCGCCATGCGCCGCTACATGGTGGACGAAGATCCAGACACGACTCCGGCAAAACTGGCCATGGATATTTACCAGGTTCCGGTGGTGGACGGCGTGATGTATAACCCGCTGGCGCACGGCGAAACGCCGAACGGCGAGTGGAAGCCTGTTCGTGAATGCGCGGGCCGGCCGGAGTTCTTCCGCTTCTTCGAATCCGACAACCTAGCCTACTCCGCGGATAATGGCCGCATCTTCCTGAATACCTTCCATCCGGACACGATGGTGGATATGCCGGACGAATACAGCCAGCGCGACCTGAAAAACATCCAGATCATGAAGGACTTTTTCATGGTTCAGTTCCCGGACCACAAAGAGCGCGAGTACGTGATGGAATACTTCGCGTGGGCGATCAAAAACCCAGGGAAGCGAATCAACTACGCCCTGATCATCCACGGTTGCCCTGGTTCGGGTAAAACCATCATCCGCGAGATGTTCCGCTGCATCCTGGGTGACGCGAACGTCGGCGAGGTAAGCAACTCCGACCTGCAGAGTAACTTTACGAAGTGGGCTGAGTCGGACATCGTTAAATTCGTGGAAGAAGTGTCGGTGGTCGGCCACGGTTATGACGTGCTGAACAATATCAAGCCGTTCATCACTAACCCGATAATCTCCGTCCGCCGTATGCGCGAAGACAGCCTGAAAGTGCGTAACACCGCCAGTTACATCATGGTGACGAACGACCCTGCAGCGCTGCCGATCGACGACAACGACCGCCGTTATCTGGTGGTGGCCAGTCAGTTCCAGGATAAGAAGCGCGACCTGATCCCGTTCCTGAAATCTGAGCCGAATTTCTTCAAACGGTTCGACCGCGCTTTCCGTCAATCCGCTGGCGCGCTGCGCAAATGGTTCAGCGAATTCCAGTTCCGGAAAGACTTCAATCCTTCCGGTGGCCATGCCCCGATGGACACCATGGCGCGTGAACGAATGATGGCTCTTTCGAAGGACGATTTCACCGATTCCGTGATGACGTGCGTAAGCGAAAACTCGACTCGCAACGTTTGCCGGGACATCATTTTCATGCCGGATTTGATGGCCTATCTCGATCGGGAAATTGAGAACTTTAAGGCTCCGAACTCGCGTTCGATTTCACGAAAAATGGAAGCGGCGGGATTCTATCGGGTGGCGTCCACGCACTCCGGTAAAGTTCGCATCGACGGAAAACTGGGACGCTGCTATTCACCTCAACCGAAGCATTTTGAACGCCCTGACGGTTCCCCGGATGCCGATGAAATTCGTGCATGGCTCGATCGTCATAACGAAGCGAATGTACAGGAGGAAGACGAATTCGACGAAGATGACATGCTTTAACGATTTTCTGAAATTGGCCAATTTTTGAAATCAGATCCCTGGAGAAATCCGGGGATTTTCGTTTTTGTAGGCGTGAAAATTCACGTTTTTCGGCCATTTTTCGCGTGATTTTCCATGGTATTTTCGTGAAAGTACCAGAACACGAAAACTTCCGGTACAGGGTTAAGCGTATGATCTATAAGAGGAAATCGACTTCGTGCCGAGTGTACCAGAAAGGTTCAGTTACGCGTTATATATGAGATACGATCTATGTAGTGTGATCAGTCTTATTTAGACAGTGGAGTCTTAATGGAACCTTATAAACTTCTGGTACTTCTGGTACTTCTGGTACTAATAAACTCTAAGTTATCGGAATATAAAGAAATTTTGTTGTACCAGAAACTGTACCAGAAACTGTACCAGAAGCCGTACCAGAAAGAGTTGTGCCGAAAGTACCAGAACTTCCATGGAAAAGTGGCAGTGGAGCCATGGCCGATCCCGCAGATTTCCGTAAACCGCGGCTCTGCGCCCCCGCGGCATTCGAATGGGGCCGGGGAAGTACCTTTTGACCCCCATCAAGAATTCTTCCGAAATCGCCCCGCCACGACGCGCAGCTAGCCAGGCAGTACCATCGCATTACTTACTACGCGATCGCCTCGTCTGCCCCCCATAGCGGCGCTAGAATCGCTATCCTGATATACGTGTTATACGTGATATGCAGATATTCACCATGATCGGGGTGATCATAGTGTGCGGCGGTGTTCTGTATGGGGTGATCTCTGAATGCTACGAATGAATAAAAACAGGCGGGACCAGTATCATGATCGCCACGTTGTACACGGCAACCACGAAAGCAAGGATGAAGGGCAAGCAATAGAAATAAAAAAGCCCGCCATGATAGACGGGCAATCGTGAAGCCAGATTAAACGAGGTGTTACTGATTATTCGTGATCATACTCCTGCAACCCATCGATCACAGGACCATCCGCGTCCATATGTGCGGCCTGATACCCGTGTTTATAAAGAGCCGCTTTTACGGCCAGGATATCCGGCTGTTGCGCTATCCAGTATGCGGATACGTTCTCTTCTTCAATCAGCCCTATCTCGTCCGCTGCATCAAAGCGGATGATCCAGCCGTATACAGTTGGGTGAATCCAGAAAGGGAGATCCCTGTTGCTGGTGATATCGTTAAGCCCTTTCAGCGTGGCGGGCGTGAGGTGGCAAGTAGACAACCACGCGGATCGGTAGTTCTCCTTAAACGGATCAGCGGCGGCGGCCTTTTCTTCGGCTTTTCTGGCAAGGTCGAAAGCGGCGGGATAATCCTCGTTAACCATGCCGTCAATGTTCCATACTGCATCGTGATGACCCGCGATCACCCCCATAACAGCCGCGCCCTGGGCACACCATAGCGATCCGATACTGTCAGATTGCACGAATTCAGGATCGAACCCTTCCACGTTAGCGCCGCAATCCAGCGCGTAAAAGTAGGCCGTTTCAATGTCGCCGTGCATCATTTCGCCGCTGGTGGTTTCGAAATGCACGATCAACGGATCATTCTCTTCGCGGTCGATATCCAGGATGAAAGCGGTAAACTTTTTAGCGGTAGTCATAGCAATGGCCTCGAAAGCGTCTAATTCGGTTAATACGTCGTCTAATGTTGGTTTATTGCGGTTGCCGTTCAGAGTGATCATTTTGCGCCCCATATCCATTTTGTATCGTCTTCACTTACGCCGTCATAGTTGTTCACGATGCACTCGAAAGGAATATGCCCCGCGATAACCTGGAACACATACGCGCCATTTTCGGCGGCAAATTCTAACCATCCCTCAGCCGGAAGCCCGAATGATCTACGGTAGACCGTTAACGCCTCCGCAACGATTGCCGCCGCGTTTTCTACGTTGATATGGCAGATGAAAGGGCGTTCAGTGTATCCCTTATCGCCTAACACCTGATCGGCAATCCACACGGTAAACGGTTTAGTTTGCGGCGCGTCCGGCTGTTCTTTGCCGATCATCGCGTCCACCAGTAAGCGCAAGCGGTTATGTACACCCCTTTCCCCGTTCTCACTGGTGATCCGTGAGTGTTCCAGTTCACGTCCGTAAAGCGCCCCGCATAACTGATAAGCCGCGTTTAACCCGGCGTACACGTTGGTATTACAAAAGCGAAGCGTGACCAGTTGCGCATAATCCGCCGTGACGCCGTCCGTGCCATCGCGCAACCAATAAAACCCCCTGATCCATTCCTTATGGCGGCGCGGGTTACTGTTCCCGCTGATCGCATAGGTCAACACGGCTTCCGCGAAGTGTGCGCGGTTATAGGCGGGCATATCCCGATCCCACAATTCCAGCATGGTCGCCAGTACAGCCGCGCAAGCCGTCCGCCCGTCCGCCGCCTGTTTAGTGATTAACAGCGCCGCGCCGCGCCAGTTGCCGCCGTCGTTGATGGTATCAATTGCCCTATGTGCTAACTCACGCGCATTGTTGATTTTAATATTCATTTGGTAGTCCCCATGTAAGGCAGTGCAGCATTCAGATCCGCGATGATTTGCGCGGCGGTACGGTGATCGCGGGTATCAATCAGCACGGTGTGATCTACCGCGCCGCACGACAGATAGCGATCGTCTAAGGTCTGCGCGTTTTTCTCCATCTCAACCACGCACGGGATCACAGCGTCGTACACGTCAACGATATAATCCTGGCAATCGTCACCGCCGGATAACAGCGGCATACACACGGATAAAATAAGGCCGATACTCATTATTTAATTTCCTTTGCCGCGTCCACCACGGCGATCAAGTAAGACGAAACATAAACAGCATGACGGCACGAAAGAGCATTTTTAAATAACATCCAGCGCCCGTCCGTAAATTCAATCCGGTATCCGTCACGGTCGAACGTCAACCCATCGCGGGTTTTCCATCCGGCCAGGTGGCGGCGTGTTCTGCTGAATTCCGCGCAAGCCTGAACAACCGATCTACGTTCACAGATACCGATCATGATTTATTCCTTAATTCCGGAAATTCGCTAAAACAAGATGGAATTTTTCGCCGTGCTGAGGCACACCACAACATTCACATTTAAACGATGTATCTCGTTCTGTTTTGTCATGGTCAATTGAAAGCGTGTTCCACTCGTTAGCCCACGCAATAACGCCGCGTCGTGCATTCTCTTCAATTTTATCAGTTCCTACGAATCCGCTTGCGTCGTCATTGGCAATCAGACAGGCGCAAGCGTTACACACGGAAGCCTGATCAGCGTGTTGCACCTCGTCACCTGGCATGATTCTATAATCCGGCGATTCACCATTCAGGCGCTTAATCATTTCACGCAATCCCATATTAATATTTGAAAGGTAAATTCTTTCATTGTCGTTTTCGGTTTCGGCAATGCGCTTATTATTAATTCCGATTTGTTCAGTAATTGGCGCGATCAATTCCTGGCGGCGGTTATATTCGATATGGGCGTTTACCATTTCCACCAGGCGATCCATATTTTCGGTTAATCCGTTGCCGCTGCAATCCTGCCATTCTGATTGGGACCAATCATCTAAATTACTGGCGATATAACCGTGTACCGCGTCCGCCATATTTTCATAACCGTTATCTTTCAGTGTTTCGGCGGTTTCGGTCTGGAAAGCATTTGCCGCACTATTAACGATCAGGCTTGCCAGTAATTCAGAGTTGCGCCATAACAGCTTTTTATCGTACCCACGGCGGCTTTTGCCGTCGTTCAGGAATTCCACCAGGGGATTAACATCCACGCCCGCCGCTTTCATGATTGCCGCCGCGTTAATCAGTGCGTTTAATGCTTTCTTGCTCATGGTCATTTCCTCGTTAATCTGTCGTTTCGTTGTTTTTGTTTGGTGGTGCACTGTCAAGATAACACATACGCCGCGAAGGTCAACCGTTTTTCACCGTAAGCCAGACGACAAAAGGCCGCAACCCCGCATAAACAGGGGATTGCAGCCCGAAAAATTATTTTTCGCGTTATGCGGATTATGTGAACTTAATCACGTTTCGGCTTTTCCGGCAGGATGAAGCCCACGAAAGCGGCGGCAATAAACGCCACGCCCGCCGCCGTGAAAAACCAGCGCGGCGAAAGGTACGGATAAGGCAGATTGAACACCACCAGCGCGGCAAATAACACCATGACCAGGGCAAAGAGACAACGGATTAAAGGCATATCAGGCCACCTGTAAAATTAAGGTAAATGGATTGTTTGAACAGCCGATCAGGCGTCCCGTTTTACGTTCACGCAAATAGACCATGCGACGCCCGAAACATTGACGGAATTCAACACGGCAACGGCGATGCACCCGCAACAAGTCACGCCCGATATAAAAGCCGATGAAGGCATAGCCGCAAATCAGGAATAACATGATCATGATTCACGCCCCAGGATCACGGCCTCGTTATCGTCCACCAGCTTAACCAGGAGACGGCTAAACGCGGTTTCGCTGAATGATCCATGCCAGCCAGCCGCGCCCGCTTCCGTGTGCGACTCTTCGCGCATACAATCAACCATTGCATAAACTTCATCCTGATAAATAAAGTACAGGGATTGATCGGCGGTTTCATAATCGTAATTTTCGATCTGTTCCTTCTGCTGTTCTTCAGTCAGTTCATGGAAATAAACAACGGGGATTGACTCAGTAGTTAAAATTTTAATGGTCATGGTGATCCCCTTATTCGTGGATTTTGCCGTAAGCGGTGAATTCTAAATCGTCGCCGTTGCATTCAATATATTCGGCGGTGTATTCGTCGCTTTCCTGATATTCCAGATCCTCAGCCATAGCGACGCAATAAGCATCAATTGCAGCTCGAACAAGATCGCCTAATTGCGTTTCATCCGTGGGCTTTTTCAGGAATTCACGGAAAGGCTGTAAAAGCGTTTCATCGTGGCATACGCCGGTATAGTTGCAGCAGTCCGCCGCACGGTAAACGCCGCTCATACGCTTAACAACGTGATCAGTTTGCTTGAAACCGTAGCGGACGACGTCACGCGGGACGGTGTAAACGCGCGGCCCTGGTTGCAGTCCCTTAATGTTATTCACGATCCACGTATACAGCCGCGCCCCGCTCACATATTCAGCGGGCAGATCGTCAAAGTCGAGATCTACGCGGCAACCGTCCAGGCCATAGGACCAATCTTTAATTTCCATCCCGATATCAGCGGCGAAAGCTTCTAAGCTGGCTTTATATTCGGAATAATCAAAATCGTGGTGTTTTAAAATGTTATTGCGAACAGATTGAAGCGCGATCTTTTTCGCGGCGTCGTTCAGTTCAGAGAAAGAAAACAGGTCAATCGTTAATGTGCGCATGGTAGATCCTCGTTATATCGTCGTTATGGTTTCGGCTGTCGTCGTGCAATAAATCAATTACAGATAACGCAATGAAAAAATCCGGTCATCATTGTAAGACTGGATATATTCATGAATCCGGTAGCCCTCGATCCCGCTTTCCTTGCTAACCTCGTTAATCATTTCCAGCATAATGCCAGCCGCATGACGGGCAAAACCCTGGATATCTGATCCATCCGCTACGCCAGGTTTATAATTCACGCGGATACCATTCGGGAACAACCAACTAAACGCCTTCATATATGCCGCGCCTTTATTGGTGGCGGGCATGAAACGCACGGTGATAGACATATACAGCGGCATGAATTCCGGTACCTGGTTAATCAGGAATACCCAACCGCCATTATCCGCATGGTGTGGGGCGCTGTTCACGATAGTAAAACGAGTACCACGCGCCGCGTTAATCTGATCCAACGTGGCAACCACGGCGGCGCGGTGATTCTGTTCACTGTTCAGCGCGTCGTCCCACAAAACACGTTTAGTGCCATACTGGCTTTTAACCTGGACGCGCCCCTGTCCGCTTGCGCCTGCTTTATACAGCGTGGTGATAGTTTGCATGATGTTCCCCTTATTAACGGTTAGATTTACGGATGAAATGCTTTTCTACAGCGGTGCGGTGTTCTTCCCCTAACAGGCCGATCAGGTGTTCAGCCATATCCGCGCAAAGGACGTCGCCCGCTATCGCGTCCCACGTAAAGCCGCTACGGCTGGACGCTTCGCGCATACTCGCTTTGACCCTGGCGATCTCGTTGCCGTGGCAAGGTTCAACCATGAGCGCGGTTAACAGGCCGCCGTGTGAAGCAAGCCAGCCCGCGATCACCTCGTCGGAAGGACGGACGGCAACGAGCTGATCCGCGCTGATATCCAGCCAGAAAGAAAACACATAGCGGACGCCGTCGATCTCCACGGTTTCGGAAAACTCTTTACCTTTGCAGATAACCGCCGCGCTGATATAAGCCGCCGCCGGATTCTGGACAGCGCCGCCGCCCGCGAAATATGAATGAGTAAATAAAACTGGTGTATTCATCTTGTTGCCTCGTTGATTCGTGTCGTTGTTTGGTGGTGCCCGCTAATTATTAATGACCTACGCCGTGAAGGTCAACCACCTATCAAAATTTATTTCACTTTTGCGGACGATCACCACCACCGACAGCGGCCTAAACCCGCGCCCCGCCTGGCTTCGCGGTATCTGTAGACAGCACGAAAACGCCAGGTGATCACCACCAGCGCCACCCCGACAGCCCGCCAGGCCAGGCGCGGCGCGGCTTCCAGCCGATCGCACCCCCGAAAAATCGAAATACGCCCCGAAAATCAACGACTTACAAAAATTTAACTTAAAAACCGACAAACGTGAACACCCCTATCGGGCCAACTTTTTCTCCGGTATCTGAAAAGAGGTCGAACTCCCTTACTCACTTCAAAAAGCCCATGAGCGGATCAATTTTGGCCACGCGTTCTGAGCGTTTCCCGCGCGCTCTATCACTTCAGCAACCCCGTGAGCGGATCAATTTTGGCCACGCGTTCTGACTCTTTCGCACTATCACTTCGGCAACCCCATGAGCGGATCAATTCTGGCTGCAGTTTCTGAGCGATTGAAAAATAATCGTGAAAACGTGTTGACCTTCGTGGCGTGTGTCGTTTATATTTCAATCCACCAGCAAACAGGAGCAACAAAATGCCGAAGAAATTAACCGTCGATACCACTGCAGTCAGTAAGCCGGCCCGCACCGGATTACGCAGCCAACTGGCCGCCCTGCAGGTAGGGCAAAGCGTAACGATCAGCGAAGTATCGGTGCCGGAGAAAGGCGAGGCGGCAATCACCGCGGCTATCCGTACCAGCCAGAAGTTACGCAGCAATAACAGCCGGTCAGTCACTGACGTCCGCAACAAGACCGGCCAGAAGTACACGATCAGCAGTTCAAGAACCTGGGAGAACAACGCGTTCACCTGCCACCTTCAAATCATCCGTATCGCATAAGGTAATGACCATGACTAAACGTACTTTGCAAGAACACATGCGTCCGGCATACGCCCCGCAGAAACTGTCCCGCCTGCGCATCATGATCGACAAGGAAAGCCTGTCGACGCAGCCGAACGCAGCATTCATTTCCCTGAGTGCGGTTGTAATGGACTTCGATGCGAAATCGCCCCAGGAGTCCCTGTTGAACCGCTTTAACATGTACGTCGCCTTCGACTCGGTGTTCAAATATGCGGACAGCGGCGCGGGCCACATAGACCCGCAGACGATTTTGTGGTGGTTCAGTCAGTCAGATGCTGCCCGCATGGATCAGGTACACGGACAGGAAGAAGCGCTACCCCTGCGTGACGTACTGGTGGCGTTCAACAACTGGGTGAAAGACATGGCCAACCTGTATGGGGTACACCGCGACCGCGTCGAAATCTGGTCATGCGGACCAATGCAGGATCAGAACTGGCTGGAACACGCATGGCGTGACACTTTCCCGGACAGCATGTTTTCCACGAAACCGGAATGGCCATGGTGGGGCGTTCGCTGCGGCCGGTCCTTCCTGTCCACCTTCTACAAAGTGAAAGAAGGCGTGGCCAACGAAGGCACCCTGCACGTCGGTATCGACGACTGCTGCAACCAGGCTCGCAAGCTGTTCGCCATCATCCGTTCCATTGACCTTGCCGACCCGGACCTGCGTAATGTGATGCTGCAGAAGGACGGCACATGGCTGGATCTGGACGACTTCTCCCCGCTGAACCTTGTGAACATCGACACGGACGGCACCGAAGAACTGGGGTCAACCGATCAGGAAGGGACGTTGCTGTTCAACTGGCAGGTGGAGACAAAGGCAAACGGACAGGCCAGCACACACAAGGGAATGTCGCAGCACCAGGCGTATGAGTTCGCCGAGAAGTGGTATCAGGACCACCCAGGCAGCGCATATCCGACGGTTTCACAGGAGAAATAGCCAGTAATGAAGCCGATGACAGCAGTATTCGGCGCGGTCGTGGTATCGGCGGTACTGCTGTTTGCGGCCGAGCCTCGCCACCAGCGCGAAATGGTTCACCTCGTTGACCGGTACGCCGGAAATAACTATCCACCACTAACTGAATGGGCTAAAGAGAATGACGACGCAAGTAGAAATACCGCAGGGCGCGGGCAAAACCAACAACCCGAACGGGATCGTCGTAGTACGCGGGAAACAGGGGTGCGGGAAGACACGCGATAAGGACGTGCTGGCGCGCTTCTTCCAGTGTGAGCATATCGTTGACGACGTGGGCTACAACATTTTCCACCGCCCGCACATGCACAACATGAAGAGTCTGCAGAGCCAGATGCGACAGGCGCTGACTCAACCTGGGCGCGTACTGATCCTGACCTGCGCCGAAGCGCGTCACGTAGAGTACGCCATGAGCCGTCATTTCCCGACACTCTTTGCCGGAGTGTTCGACTATGACGAAGTAATGTCCACCATCAAAAGCGGGGCGATTTAACCATGGATAAATTACGCAAAACGCAAAAACGTATGCCCGACCTCAATGGTCTTCCTGGTTGGGTAACACTGGCCGAACTGTCTAACGGCGACCAGAAGTTCATCGTACAGCGCCACCTGCTGACGATGATCGAGACAACCATCACCCGCGACGAAGCGTTTGTCCTGGTGGAAGCTCTGGTGGATCACTTCACGCTGCCGGCCCCGACGACCATCCCGAACGGCCATGGACCGGTCGGTGCGTTCTATGCGCAACTGGACGATGCGCGGGCGCGGGACTGCTCGCACATCTCGCTGTCGCGTGGCCATGCCAATCTGGTTGCCGAGCATATCCGGCTGCTGGAAGAACAACTGGCCGCCCTGCAGAAGCAGGTGAACGATCCGGAGCGTGTGCGCCGCCTGAACGAACACGCGGCCATTATCAATCTGCTCGGCTACGTGCAAGACGGCAGCGATCAGGTCGTCACGCTGTTCCAGGACGACGCCACGCTGGACTGGGTAGTGAAGACCGGCCAGAAGTCGGAGCACGGCCGCACCCTGGCCGAAGCGTTACGCGCCCACTTCCCCGGTGAGGACGAGGAAAGCCAGCAGGTCAGGAAGTTCCTGTCATCCCAGTCCCGACTGAAAGAAGTGGATGTCGAGATCCCTGACGAGTGCGTGGCCACCGGCCAGTCGTGTGAGTACGCGCCGGACGGTCCGGACGGCGAGATGCAGTGCAAATACTGCGGGAAGTCCATCGAACACAAGAACGCGGACGTGTGATATGGCGCTGATCAACGAGAAACTTAACAAGTTCCAGAAAGCGGCGGTCTACCGCTGCTTACCGGGCGCCGACCTCGACGATGATGACCTGGACGTCATCTATTCGGCCATGCTGAACTACGCCGAGTTCTCTACGCCGGTGAAAGTCCGGCTGACCATGCGCCGAGTCCGTGACCTGAAACCTGGCGACCTGATTGTCGGACGTGTGGGCGGCGCGATTAAGAAGGTGATCGGGGTCTATCCGGACGCGTCCAATCGCGGGCACCTCGGACACGTCGGCGAAATGAAATGGCGCGTCGACTTCGTGCTGGACAATCCCAACTGGAACCGCGAAGGCCACGACTTCCGGTATCCGGACTTCTATTACCTGATCGTGAAACAGGAGCAACGTGATGCGTAACATAAACGGATACCTGGAGGCGTTGAAGAAGCGCTTCCCTGGCTGCAAAGTTGGGTACCACTATGAGTTTGACGAGTTCCAGGTGGTGCTGGACGACGGCGAATCATTCCGTCATGAAGACCCGACACAACTTGTCCGTGACGTAGAGGACTACCGGAAGGCGCAGAAAGCCGAGGCAGAAGCGAACAACGAAGGCCTGGCGCTGTTCCACACGCTGCTGGATAAAGCGAAAGAGCGCGCCATTATTGCGGCCGAGAAGTTCCCGCAGCCCAACTACGTGCTGAACAAGTTTTCCGAAGAGTCCGGCGAAGTGGTGAAAGAGATCATCCACTACACCGAGAACCGCGGCGACTGGGCGCGCGTGGAAGACGAAATCGTCGACCTGCTGGCCATGACTCTGCGTCTGCTGAAAGAAGGCGACGGCGTTATCGGATTCATCCCGCCATACCTGAAAGGGGGCGACAATGTCAAAAGTAATCCTTAGCGAACGCCTGGTCATCATCCTCGGACGTCTTCTCGGCGAGGACTATGCCTGGCGCGGTGTTGAGTTCACGAACGACACGGAAGGTCTGTTCACGGAAAGATTCATGGACGAAGCAAAAACCGGATTTTTCAACGACGAAGCAGATTTGTTCGTGGCGGAGGAAGAAGACGTGATCCGGTTCTTCGAAAAGGTCGCAGAGGAGAACGGCAATGACTGAACGCGTATTGCAGTTAGCCGTCGAAGGCGAATACTTCGAGGCGTTCCTGGATGGCTCGAAGAAGCACGAATACCGTCTGGCCAATAACTACTGGCAGCGCCGGATTGTCGGCAGGGAGTATGACAAGCTGATCCTGACGTGGGGGTATCCGAGCAAGACAGACAAGAAGCGCCGCATCGAAATGCCTTACACCGGCTATGAGTTCCTGGACTCCATGCAGCACAAGCATTTCGGCGACGGTATCGTTCAGGTGTTCGCTATCAATATCGCCCCGCGCGAGCAATGGACGCACGATCCTGCGCTGTCGCACAAAAAGACATAAATTGTCGGTACCCGCGACAAAAACGATTGACCTTCACGACAGGTGTGTGCTAGTTTTCATCTTAGGTACAACTAAGGGGACAACATGCACACACCTGAACGCTATTTAGAAGTATTCCAGGAGGGGCGCCTTGCCGGAGAGATCGGGGTAAGGCGCGAGCACAACCCATTCCTGGGTACTGATCTCGCTGACGCATGGGAAGAAGGACGCCAACACGGGGAACAAAACTTCGAACTGTTCAAGCGAGATCTGGATGATCACTTTAAAGGGACCGGCCGCCACCTGGCTATGGTAGCCGCCACCGTGATATTTTTAGTCGTCATCACCGTCATATTCTTTTTAACGGAGCATTGATATGCACATGCCAACACTTAAAACCCATCGGAAACGCGTGGGACTGACCGGCGACATCCGTTTCCGCAGGCAATGGTTTACCCGCAAGATGATCCTGCAGGTGGCCGTGATTTACGAAGTGGTTAAGTACCGCTACCCGCAAGAACTGACCGACCCGAACACCCCGTTCACCACGGAGGTCGAGTGGGAGGATGCAGACGGGTCTGCCGCCCTTCGCGTGATGTTCCGCCTACCGCCATTCGGTCCGAAGCTGGATTTCGGTGATCCTAAAATTCCAGAATTCGCGGGAAACGGCGAGTACAGAAGCGCTCGCAAGGAGTTCGTCAAGAAATGACGGTCTACTATAACGAGTTCGACCCTAACGCTGCCGACTGGCTTGAAAACCTGATTTTATCCGGCGACCTGCCCGACGGCGTGGTCGACCGAAGGAGTATTGTCGATGTCCAACCATCCGACCTTCGCGGCTTTAACGCCTGTCACTTTTTTGCCGGAATTGGCGGCTGGCCGCTCGCCTTACGAATGGCCGGTTTCCCCGATGACTTTCGCGTATGGACCGGCAGTCCTCCCTGCCAGCCTTTCAGTAACGCCGGAAAACAAAAAGGTCGCAGCGACGATCGCCACCTCGCGCCAGTCTGGTGCCGACTCGTCAAAGAGTGCCAACCTGCAATTATGTTTGGCGAACAGGTTGAGAACGCTATCAAAAAACATTGGCTCGACGATTTATACGATCAACTGGAAATGGCGGGTTACGCCGTGGGATCGGCCGTACTGCCAGGCGGTATCATCGGCGCGCCGCACCGCAGGGAACGAATCATGTTCGGCGCTCACCGGCTGGATGTCCCCGACAGTGATGTCGAAAATTGGGGGACGCTCACCGGAGAGTTTGGCCAAACGGCAGGCGGACAGGTTGAAGAGTGGCCGGACGTCGCTAAGTCCTGGGAACCTGGGCGAGCAACTTACGATGTATTACGCAGCCTGGCCGACGCCCACGGCATCGGACGTGAAGGGATCGGGACCGACCGTCATCCGGCAGGACGGGAAGGACAGGACGTGGGATCGGATCGACTTCGCTGCGGAACAGGGATTCAAGACAACAATGCTCCGCATTACATGCCTTGGGGAATTGTTGACTGGGTCTGCGGCGGGGATGGTAAGTGGCGGCCAATTGAACCCGGCCTTGCCCCGCTGGTTAATGGGTTTTCCGATATCGTGGGACCGGGAAAGTCCGAGATATTACGCCTGGCTCGCAGTAACAAAACAATCCGGCTTAAAGGCTACGGGAACGCCATCATCCCCGCGCTCGCTGCCGAATTCATCCGAGCCTTTGTCCTCGCCATTGGCGACAGTCGACTCTGAGGATGACCTCTTATGATCACGGTAAAAACGGCTGCTAAGATGGTGGCCATTGCCCTGGTAAACAACAAGATGATCGCCGACATCAACGGCGCTCTGAACGAAGCAGACCGGTATGGTGTGTCCGAAGACAATCCCTCCCGCCGTCTGCTGAATCGTCTGTTGAAGCGCCACCAGCACATCGCGGACAAGATGGTTCACTATGCCACCCAGTTAACAAGAGAGAACGATTATGCCGAAAAATAAACCACTGAACTTCGAAGGTGCCACGCTTAAATCCGGCGGTGGCAGTATCAGCAACGGCATGTACGTGAAGAATTTCTGGCGCGTGGAGTTAGCCGACGGAACCCAAATCCAACGCGATTACTACTACAGCGGAAAGAACGGCCAGTATTTCTGGAAACGCTGGTGGCCAAACGACGACATCGCCACCTGGCGCAGCAGCGAAAGCCGCGGCAGTTTCCGTAAACTGGGCGACTTCGACAACGCGGCCGTTGACGCGTGGGTTAAGGCGCATCCGGATTTCTACGAAGACGGCACCAAAAAGTACGAGGAACGCTGACATGGACGAGGAAATGGAGTTTTACGGCTACTGGCTGTATCACGAATGCGATTGCGGCGGCATTCTGACGTCGTGGGCGCAATACGAAAGACTCCATGCCAGCGACCCACTTGTCGAGCGAGTTTCCTGGGAACGGTATAAGCAGGCACATGAAGACGGTTGGGATGTGGAGTGGACAGAGAACGAAGAACTGTAGTCCACCTGAAAAACTGTTTGACAGGAAGAACGCATGTAATTATCTTTCTGTCAAACAGCCAAAAGGATCTTATCATGACCGACCAGCTTTCCATTGCCATGCAGATGCCGGATGACGGCGTCCAGAAAGGCTCCCGCAAACAACCTTCCTCCCTGACCAGCCAGATTGCCGCGCTGGATTTAGGGGAGGTCTGCTGCAAAATGGTGGCCGTTGACGCCGCCGACCTGAAATCCCTGTCTACCATCAAGAAAGGTCTGTCCGACGGCGCGTATTCCAGCGTTAAGGGTGCGAAGAACCGCAATGGTATGTCAGGCGCTGAGTTCTCCATAGAAACTTCCCACACCATCACCGCCAGCGGCAACGTATACGCCGTGGCCATCATCAAAAGGATGAAATAATGACTGAACTAAACCTGTCCGCTGCAGAGGTTGGCCGACTGACGCACACTCTGACCGAAGCGCTTATCGAACTGGGTATCAATGCCGGTGAACGCGGAGAGAATTACCCGCTGGTTCTCGCCGACCTGGTACCGGCCATCAAAAAGCTGAAACAGTCGAACGAAGCCCTGCAGGGCGAAATCAAAATCATGGAAGCCGTACAGGAACGACTGTCCGACGACCTGGAAGAGAAGTTCAACCAGATGCAGGTCAGCCTGATCGCCTTCGTCATGTGGAAATGCGGCCGTAAAACACTGGCCATCGACAGCCGCGAAATCACGGACACCACGCGTTTCGGTGCGCAGCAGATTGGCGTGAAGGCCGTCGACAAGTACACCACGCAGTACCAGGTTCGCCCACTGAAAGGTGATCGCCATGGCCGATGATCTCGCCCGCTTGAATGCGGAGCCGGCCCCGCCGGAATTCCTGACACTGGACGAGGCGGCGGTAACGTTCCTCGCCCTGCAGCGCATCCTGAAAGTCCACAGCCCATCTTTCGCTATGTTGAAAGCGTGTGGCCACACGGTTGAGCGGGAAATGCGCCACAACGTTACTACTGTCGTCGAAGAGATCAGCATGATGAATCTGTCTCCGGCGCGACAGGAAATCATTTCGGAACACCTGTTCCGGAAACTGGGCGACCTGTCGTCCGCTATCGACAACCTGCGCCTGATATCCGAAGACCTCATGAATTCGGATATCCAGAAAATACTGGCGCGCTACGAAGGAAGGGATTAATGGCTACTTTCGCTAACAAACTGAGAGGGTTTAACGTGATGCGCCTGGAGAAATCCATGGTCGCAGATTCGTACCCACTGAAACACTTATGGTCTGGCCACTCTGCAGAAGAGGTTGCCCGCGCCATGAACCTGCAGGTCAAAGAGGCATCGGAAACCACCCCGCTGTATGCCGAAGACCCTGCCACCTCCGCATGGCTGCGATACGGCTTCGCCCGCATCACGGACGCGCTGCCGTTCATGGAAATAGAGTGGCAGGACGACAGCGACTTCGACCCCGCGGACACGGTGTTCCATGCGCTCGACAACGGCCAGATCTTTGCCATCCTGGAACGTCGTGAACGCATCCTGCCAGGTGACACGTTGCGCGCCGAAGTCCAGAAGGAAGGGGCGAAACTGGCCAAGCGTCAGGGCGAAGAACTGAACCGTAAACAGTGGGCGGAAATCAAAGACGTCGTGGCCGCCCGTCTGCTGTCGAAAGCCCTTATCCGGACCCGTCAGATCCCGGTCCTGTTCCAGCGCTCCGTCAACGACCCTGACATCTACGACGTGTTCTACTTCGTCAGCAGTCACAAGGTCGTGGAAGACGTGAATACCGCGCTGTTCCGCCGCGCGTTCACCTCGTTCCCTGCGTACCCGTTTGAGAACGACCTGACGCTGCCCGTCAAATGGCTGCTGACGCGTATCCTGAAAGAGACGGAAGGCGATAAGGCGTGGCCAACGTTCGTGCCGTACACGTCGGCTAAACTGACTGATAAGGCATCCGGCGGTTCGGCGTACTCGTTCAAAGACCAGATCCTGCGCGGTTCTGACGGCGAGTTCGACCCACTGGTGGCCGAAGCGCTGGAACAGGACTATGAAGTGGACAACATGTCCATGCGCTTCTGGCAGAAGTCGCCTATCGATCACGCCCTCGGCTACACGTCGTTCAAGCTCAACGCGAAAGGCGTGTTCTCCGGCATCAAAGTGTCGGACATTCTGGTGGCCGAGCGGGGCAGCGTGGAAAGCGACAGCGCGATGCTGGACTTCAACGCTTACATGTTCCTGTATACGGACATCATCGGGGACATGATCGGCTACCTGGAAGACCTCTGCTCCTACTTCTCGCCTGACCGCCAGCGCGACGAGGAAGACGGCACGGGCAAAGTCGGCGAAACGGAAACCGTCGACGAAGAGTATGACGAGAACGACGAACTGTAAGGGGCGGGTATGGCAGCACCGAAGTACGAAACATACCGCAAGATGTTAGCCGACATGGAGGTCGGCCATTCCTTCTTCGTGGAGGGAAAACAGCCGAAGGACGTTTACTTCTTGCGACAGGTGGCGCGGCGGGCCGGCATTAAAATTTCCATCCACCGTGTCGAGAACGACGAGATCTACCAGGGGCAGGCGGGCGTCCGCGTCTGGAAGGAGAAACCGGACAGTGAAGATGACAAACTCTGACCCGTTCCACATACCGTCCACGTCCTCCCGTCAGGGCGTCTATAAGCACTGGCGTAACTGGCGGACTGGCGTGATCATCGAAACCATCCACAAGCCCGACGAGAAGACGGAAATCTGGTGGGATAGCGAGTTCGAAGCCGTCGTGCTGTTCCACCACCAGGGGCAGCAGATTGTCTTCTGCGATCCGCTGCTGGAAGTCATGAAGATGCAGCCCCGCCACAACGGCTGCACGGTCATCCGGCTGGAAGAATTCAACCAACTGGTGAAGCAGTACGGAGGTGAGAACACGCACGGCTATCTTTGCAATAGGACAAATGATGATTTGACAATCGAATCGTTACTAACTATTAATATGGATAGCCGTAGTGAACTTACTTCTGTACTGAAAGCGCCCTGGTATTAATTTTGGTGGAAGGTAACGAGAGACTCATTTTGCCCCGCACGTCGGGGCATCTTTTTATCCGTAAAACTTGTTGACATGCGATCTAACGGTGGTGTAATTTGTAATAGTAATTACAAACGGAGCTACCTCAATGAAACTACCGAGTATCACGCCTTACCGGCCATCGAAAGTCGAATGGCCATCCTCGGCCACACCGGATTTCGGCGGTGAAATCGGCCTGATAATGCACGACGGCTCGTTCCCCTTCTTCGTCAGCAGCACCGGAAAGACCAGTGACCTGCCGGACGATATCGCAGAAGAGGTCGACCCGCTGTACGCTATTGCTGCGAAAGAGTTCAACCCTGTACGCCCGAAAGACTTCGACGGTCTGGCTATCTATGGCCACCTCGTCAAAGGATACTTCTTCGGGCGTTTCGCTATGCGCGCTGGCGTGGCCGCCGGTACCGAAAAGATGCGCGGCGACCTCGGCATGGCGCGGGCGTCGTTGATGCGGATCATGCTGCAGGCGGGAATGATTCACCAGGAATACAAAGGCCGCATGTGGATCGCCCCGTCGTTCCCCGTGCTATGCGATGCGCAGTTTGGCCGCCAGTTCGCCAAGTGGCATGGCCATCCGACGCTGACCGACCAGTTCGCTTCCCGGACCCTGCCAAAAGTCCCGACGTTCGGCGCGCTGCTGACCGACATTTTCGTAACCTACACCCCAACCGGTGCGATCAGTATGCGCGCCACCGAAGACCAGACGGAGAACCTTTGCTTATGAAACTCGTTTATATTGCCGGCCCGTACCGCGCTGCTGACCAGGCTGGCGTTGAAGCCAATATCCATCTCGCCCGCCAGACGGCCGTTGCTCTGCTGAAAGCGCTGCACCACAAGCCTGTCGTGGAAATCATCGGTGGCCATGGCTACGACGATGCGCCGGAGAGCCGCAGTATCCTGGAGAAGATGGGGCGTGAAGCGCCATTCCCTGTCATCCCGCACATGAACACCGCCCTGTTCGACTACACGCCAGGCATCTCTGGCATTGACGCGGACTACTGGCTGCGCGGCACCCTGCGCCAGATGTGGGACTGCAGTTATGTTATCCTGACGCATCCGGATGCCGCAGAAAAATCCATCGGCACCTGTAACGAGGTGTACGAAGCGAACCGCTGCGGGATACCGGTTTTCGAAGACGTTCCAGCGTTCATTTACTATCTGACTGACGAGAAGTTCCAGGCGCAGGTGGACGACTGGGTGAAGAAGATTAAGCAAGACCCAACCGGCTATCGTGTTGGCCGGACGCGTCATGTATTCGGGAGTCCTTTAGATGAATCACAATCACAGAAGTAAGTACCGCACGACTGACCAGTTCGTTTGCCCTGGGTGCGGAAAAAGTTGGGACGTCAATGATACCGACGTCCCTGAATGCGTAACCGAGGCCGAGATCGGTTTACGCGAGCGGTCTGCGGGGAAGGGGACTCACAAGCAGACCAAAACTATGTACCGGAAGAGGTCATGATTAGGCGGATTATCTTTGTCATTCTCTTCACGGTAACTGCCATCGTCGTCATCGCAGGTTGGACGGTGGCCGCGCCCATCGTCTTTGCCTGGCAGACAATCGCAGGTGCCTGGCGGGGGTTCCGGAACGCGTCATACATTATGCGCATAGGATTTGACCGAACCATTAAGAACTATCTGGAAGGAGTAAAACGGCTATGACTTCTGCAGCAAAAGATTTGAAAAGGGCGCTGGTTGTTCAGCAGATCAGCGCGGCTACCGAATTCACCCCGCAGGAGGTCGAAGGATTAATGGCACCAGGTCATCCCATGGCCGTGCTGTTCGACCTCATGTACGAACAGATTGAAGGTCTGCAGGAAACCAACCTTCGCCTGAACGACGCTGTCACCAAGGCACAGCAGAAAGCGGATCTTGCGGCCATGAAGGCGCAGGAATACTTCGTTCGTCTGCGTGACGGCAAGCTGCTTAACCAGGGGGAAACATTTTGAGCCAGCGAGAGCAATTCCAGGAACGCGTTCAGCGCATGGCCAGCCGGAATAACCTGAAAACGGAAATCGTGGCCAGCACCGGCGCCATCTACATCTTTGCCGAGGGCAACGAATCGGTGAAGGTTCTGGCGTCCATGGCCGCCCGCCCGTGCCAGGTGGTGATCCAGTTTGCCGACGGCACCGTTCAGCGCGAGCAATGGGCGCTGCTGGAAGCGGTGTGCCGCAACCTGAAACTGGGGGCGCCTGCATGAACAGCTACGTGCGCAGACTGGAAGCCGTGAAGGACCAGCGTTTCCATGAACTGAAAGAGATTGGCGACCAGTGGCGTACCGGCGACGCGCTTTTCCACGGCATTGAAACACTCTGCCTGCCGTCGGAGAAGCGCCGCCCGCCTAAGTTCGTGCTGGACCTGTTCACCGATGGCCAGAACTCGAAGTGTCCGGACTACTTCACGGCCGAGGATAACGCGCTGCTGCAGGACTGGACCGGCCGCCTGCAGGGCATCACCGAGGAAGCCGACTATGCCTTCGCCAACCCGCCGTATTCAATCATTCAGTCGGACGAGGGCGATATTATTACCGGTATGGCGCCGATTATGGAAAAGGCGCTGGAAGAACGGGAACAGGGCGGGCGCTTCGCCTTCCTGATTAAAGCCGCTACCAGTGAAACGTGGTGGCCGGACAGCGAACCGGATCGCACGTACTTCATCAAAGGCCGCGTGGCGTTCGAACGACCTGAGTGGTTCCGGCCAGAAAAACCGGTCAGCCGCCAGTCAGCGTTCTTCGGCTGCGCGGTACTGGTGTTCAATAAGCACTTGCCGCGCGACAAGGAACCAGTGTACATTCACCGGAAAGAACTTCTGGCATTCGGACGCAAGCGGGCAGAAGAACTGGCAGAGATTCGGCAGCGGCATATCCAGTCGTTTTCGTTGTAGTAGCCTCCAGGGATGGGATAAGAAGTCCGGCTTTCGAGCCGGATTTTTTATTTCCTGAAAACCTGTTGACATGCGAAACAACGGTGATAGTATTTGTCATAACTTCCACACGTCACTAAGGACGAACAAATGAGATCATCACGTATTGCATTAGGCGGATTCGGTTACGGCGGCATAGCTGCGATTGCCGCATCCTTGGGTCTGTCTTCCGGCGTAGTAACCGGCCGTAATCGCTCGATCGGCAAGCCTACGGCACTCGCTGCCCGCTATACCGCAGAAGCGGCAGCAATCGAAACGTGGAACCACAAAGTCGACGAGGCGAAGGCCAGGAAGAACATCACCTTCGGCCGCCGCAAAGAGCGCTCCCCGAAAAAGCGGATGCTGCCGGCCCCGTCCAACCGCGGCGCCACAATCATCGGCGATCTGATCTTCAACTATCAGGTGCATAGCAACAACGTGATGAACGAGTTCACCGGCCAGCGCGCTAAAGAGTACATGCGCCGCGTGGGCGGCCGTTCGATTGACGGGGTTAAGGCGGAAGCCGAGCACCTCCACCGCGCCCGCAATAAGCACCAGAAAAAGGTGTCTCGCATGATCGGCGGCCGTACCCTGCGCGTCATCCAGCAGTTATCGAACAACCAGCAGCAGCACTTCGAAGAGAAGCGCCAGCATGACTGGCAGTTATGGACGCCGATCGATAATGGCATCTGGCAGTATCAGGTTCACGACGAGGTGTTCCCGTACTTCATGTTCAACGACGAAACGGGAAACCTGTTTGAGTTCGATCCAGCCAGGCTCCACTTCGAATGCGTCGAAGATGCCAACGTGGCCGCGCAGTATTACGTTGACTGGGTTAACGCGAAGACCGAGTCGGACAAAGAAGCGCGGGAGAAAGACTTCAAAGACTACTGCGAACAGTACGGCCACACGCTGACCGCAGCAACAAACACTATCTCCGCTGACGAAGCGGGCGACGAAAACTACGCACTGGAAGGTTAATCATGAGCATGAGAAATGTACGTTGGGTGGAAGATGTGCTGTCCCGTAATGGCCGAGATAGCGAACTGAACGAAGTGGTAAAAGTCATGGCCAAGTTTGGGTACGAAAAGGTGGAACCACTGCGGGTATCCGAAGCCCGTCCAGACCCCCACCCAACGCCGGAACAGTTCGCCAAGGAAGTAAAACACGTCCTTGGCAGGCCGGACAGCCGCTTCCATGAGACGCTTAAAGAGTGTTTACGGTCAGTCGGGTACGTGAAACCCGATACGCCGAGGAAGGCCGAAGATATCCAATCTTTCGCTAACCGTGTGGATACCGCCCTCAGCGACCCGTTGAGCATTTTTCACGCCGACGTGAAAGCGGTCGTCCTGAATCGTGGGTACTACCTTCCGCAAGCGGCTAACCCGAACGTGTTCGAGATCGACCTGACGGGCATCCCAGTTCACCTGCAGGAAGTGTTCAAAGTCCACGTCGACTTAATGTTCGGCGGTCTGGTGGCAGGTGAGAAGAAGCAGTCCGGCACCGAATTCATGAAGTGGGACGACGACTCGTTTAACGTCGGCGATGCGCTGGAACTGGCATTCAAGAACATCATGAAAGGCCACATGGCGGATGCGTCGAACTTCCTCATGTTCATCAACGCGCGCGGCTGGACGATAACTCCGATCCTGTTCCGTAACCATCTTCCACGACTGCCATGGGATGAAGACCCGATTACGGTGGATCCGACGCAAGTTCCGCTGGCGCAAGTACCCCGCAAAGGGTCGAAGAAACCGAACACCGGATTCTATACCATGACGCACGGCCGCGATGTTCCGGACGGATACATCAGCAGCATGAAAGACGAACTGTATGAAGGCAAACTGCACTGGATACGCGCTGTTCGCGGATATGATGACCTATTCCACGTCCTGGCGCTGGCGTATGACCAGGCGGCGCGCGGCAAAGGGAAAGAGCGTCACGCCAATAACAAGCCGTTTGCCAAGCAGCCGCTGATAGAACTGGCGGATAAATTCGGTACCGGATTCCTGCTCGGCCAAGCGGCCAAGAAGCTGGAAGAGTGTCAGATCCTGCCGTTTGGCGCGGACGTCAAAGAACTGCTCGGCGCAATCGTCTACACGGCTGCAGCAGTCATCCACCTGGAGATGACAGCGGAACGCAATGCACTGGAAGATCCGGACGAACTGGATGGGACTTTCTAATGGCCAGACACTACATCAACACGAACGGCATCCGTGGCATGGCCATGGGCGGTGTTCTCCTGGACATCGACGTCATTACAACGGTTGGGTCGTACTGGCCCGCCACGCCGCAGGAGAGCTCTTATTTCGACGTGCTGCTGGACGACGGCCGAACAGTGAAAGTGGTATTCGACAGTTCGATACCGGTAGACCGGCAAATGGGTGAACATGCCCGCCTGGTGAAAGAGATCGTCAGGAAGTTCGGTCTGACCGGAGAAGGCGAACCATCCGGCGTCAGCGATGGCCGCAAGTCCATCAAAGACATCGACTTCGAACCGGTGGCCAAAACCTTCTACGACGCCACTGATCCAGACGGTGCCATTCTGCTAACGGCCAGGGGTTTAGGTGCGTACACCGCGTATCTGTACTCACTGGATGCCGAAAGCGAGCACCATCGCGGCATTATCGACGCGTCAATCCGGCAGGTCGAACAGTTCGCGGTGAAGGTGTTCGGGGATAGTCTGGCCATGGACGAATTCGGTAAAGCGCGAGACACGACAACGTGGAGCGTGGCCACCGATGACCCTGGCCGGATAGTGTCGCCGGAGTTCGGCAAAAAGGTAGACTGGTAAAAAGAAACCCCGCACTACGCGGGGTTCTTCGTTTTAGGCTGGCGGAATCGCCGCAATCTGTCGGGCAACCTCGTCGTGGATCAGCTTAGGCGAGAACATACGCTGCCCTGTCTCCGTCCCCGTCTGCAGTTCGGTCGCCGTGGCCAGCGCCGGAAGCGTTACCGAGCCGCCACCGCCGCCCGCGATTGTGCCGACCACGATGACCTGCACGAATTCACGATAGGCCGAGGTGTCGCCGAGGATGACGGTCGGTCCGTAGGCCAGCGCGCCGGACGTACCGAGGGCGGTTTCCAGTTTATCCGCGAACGCGGACATCAACTGGTCGCTGATAACCTGATAGGCGGTCACTGCGTTGCCGGTGCCGGTACCCACGAACTGAACCAGTTTAGTCACGCCGGACTGCTGGCCAATCACGAACGGCAGGCCAACCGGCTGTTTGCCATCCGCGATTGCTGCAGTTACCAACGAGGCCAGTTGCGCAGGACTATCCGCCTGCAGAATGGAAGTGATATCAACTGCCATGCTTTTGCTCCTTACGTTTAGGTGGTTGCCAGCCGCAGAGACTGACGCCGGTTTCATTATGCAGGACAATCTGGCGCTTTGTCCCGTCCGTCAGCACATCTTTTCGACTGGGGTAGATCGGCGTGGCCACCGAGCAAAACGCGGGTGCCAGTGTGGCCTTAGTCCCGCATCCAGTCGTCAGCGCGCTTATCGAGATCGCTATCAGACATGGAATCCACTTTTTGTTTCGCGTCATTGACTCGCTTCTCCGCTTCAACGTGAACCTGGAAGTCATTGGCCATCTGGCTTTGCTTCTGTTCTTCTTTGCCGTCGCGCCGGCCCCGATAGAACGCTGCCACCAGACCACCAACGAAAAGGGCGGCCACAATGAGCCACCCCTTAATTCGCTGCCATATCGTCAGCATTACGCCTCGGACAAGGTTGACAGTTTCTGCCGACGCCAGTGGGAGTACGCCAGCGCGACGGCCGCCCCCACCATTACGACGCCGATCGTGATGCGCATCCAGTCGCCGGAGGTCAGGTCATCGCGGCTGTTACTGATTGCCGCTGTCACCTGCGGGATAACGCCTGCCAGTTGGTCAATGGCCACGCCTGCTGTCGCGGTTGCGGCTACGGTGGTAGTCGTTACGACCTTCTTTTCAGTCGGCACCACACCGGCACGGCGCAGCGCTTCCTGGATGACGTCGTCCTTGTACCAGGTGTTGCCATTGGACAGCGGGCCGGTGCCGTTCTCATGTCGAATAATGCCTTCCACCAGCCCACGCAGCGTATTGTAATCGTGCATGTTCAGGATTTCAGCGTTAGGGTCAACGTTCAGCAGGGCGGCCACCTGCTTGGCATACGCCGTGACGTTGTTTTCCTTGGCGGGCGCCCAGCGCTCGATCACCTCGCGTACCGAGTCAATCTTGCTGCCGTCGTTCGCCTTACGCTTATCGTAATACGTGATTAACGTCACCGCGATAGCCCTGATACCGCTGACTGGGTCAACGAACTGAGCGAATCGTGGGTCGGTCTTCTGCGAAGCAGGGACCAAGCCCTGCCATGGTGATCCCCATTCAATGTTGCCAGGATTATTGTTTCTAATCCCACGCGGCTGTTGCTTTGCCATTGTTAGTATTTCCCGTTAGTTGTCCCGTTTCGGCCGACAGTAAGGATAATGTTATCCAGTTTGGCGTTGATACTTTTGAGGTCTTCGCGGGTATCGGTTGCCGTCTGTCGCTGCTGCGTTTTCATCTCGGCGATTTGGGCGAGCGCGAAATCTGCCTTGGCGTTGACGGTGCCGATATACTGCAGCCCCGCCGCACCTAAACTGATAATCGTGACCGTTACACCGATCAACGAAATCCAGTTAACTTTTTCGCGCGCACCCCCTGCTGGAATGTCGCTCACAAATAAACCCCCTGTAGCATTACGTAATCCGCGCCTAAAGAATACCTCAAGACGTTTGAATGTACACGATGCTGATTGTAATGATTGGACGGTGTTTAATCGCATAATCTGGTACCCCATACAGCGTCGGGTCCGGTAGAGCAACCATCTGCAACGCCATATCGACAGTTAGAGTGGAAGCCGGATTAGCTGGATTCGGGAACGATGTGACTTTCGACACCTGCGTTACTGCCTGACTAACTTCTGCAGGTGACACCATGTTCGCCGGATCGCCATAATCGGCACTGGTGGAAGCCTGAATCGAAATTTGAGTTAGGGTCACGGATGATACCGGAACCGTCGGGTCAGGGAAAGTATCGCTTGTTGCTTTTTGCACCACTGCTTGCGTTACTTCCGCCCATACCTGGCTAACCGTAGGATCAGGGTATTCCACTTCGGACGCGATGGTTTCTACAACCTGGAACGCTTCACCTGGTTGCGCTTCTTTTGTCGGGTCCGGATACGTGTCGTCGGTATATGCGGTCATCACGGAAATCTGGTCGGAATAAACGGGCGAAATCGGTTCTGCAGGATCAGGATACACCGCATTACGTGCTACCGCCTCCACCGTTTGTCCGATAAAAATCCCTTTCGTGGCCAGGTCGGACGCAGGCGTATAGAACAGGTATTGCGATGTCAGTTGTGCCAGTTGCAGCGCGCGGGTGAACGACTGCGGATGTACGACGTCGGAATGCTGCAGCGTCTGGATACCCAGTTGGGAAGTAAGCGCGGCATTAACCGGCGGGATCATATCGCCTGGTGATGGGTACTGCGTCCACTGCAGCCATTCCAGGTGCGCCTGCGGAACAACGGCCGGAGACGTCCAGACAGGCAGAGGGTTCGACTGCAGCGCCACCATGGCCATCTGCGGAACGGCCGTTTGCGACTGCATGATATCCGGATTGGTGTAGTCCGTGTCCTGCGTGGCCACCTTCAATACGGACTGCATGGCATTCGTTTTGCCGATGTCGCCAGGCGGGTCGTACAGCGCTTCCTGCACCACCAGTTCGGCTAACTGCAGCGCGCGGGTATCAGACTGCCAGACCGGCAGCGGCGTAGACTGCACCACCTGCATAACGTTCTGGCCAGCGAGGTTGGGACCAACGATAAGCGGCTCGCCATCGGTGTGCTGCAGCGCGACCATGACTTCCTGATACACCTCGTCGGTACCCTGATCCGGCAGCGGCGACGTGTAGTCGAACAGGGTCTTCATGGCCACCTGACTGACGGCGGTATCCGACCACGGCAAATAGCCCATAGGCGTCTGCTGGAGGACTTTAAACGACACATGGTAGGCCGTGGTGGTCGAACGCGGCAGGAAGCCCATAGGGGTGCGGTACAGTTCCCACTGCGCCAGCGACAGCGCGTAATGCGGAGACTGCCAGATCTGCATCGGGGTTTGCTGAACGACCTGCATCGCCTGCTGAGACACGTAGTCCATGGACACCGGAACGTGCTGGTGGATATCCGACTGCAGCACCTGCATGGCTTCGGACATAACGGCTGTCATGCTCTGCGGCGGCGAGAAAGTAATCTTCTGGACGGCCTGCAGGGTTTCCGACATCACGCGGGTCTGCGACCACGGCATCGGGGCAATCACCTGCTGGACAACGCGCTGGACTAACTGAACGGCGCGAGTCGTGGAGATCGTGTCCGCCGTGGACGGGAAGTCCGTTTTCTGGCTGACCTTCTGGAAGAACTGCGGCACGTATGCGGCGGATCCGGTTTCCACCTGATTGATGATGAACGCCAGACGGCCGGTAGAGACGAAGCCCGCCGGTGGCCGGATGATAAAGCCGAGGCGGGATGTCTGAACGAGGCCGACGAAATCAGGGGTGCGGGTTTGTGCCGTCAGCGCGGTAAGGCGGTATGACGCCATTCTGAGCGTCGGCGCGTCCAGGTAGACCATTCCTACGCGTTCAGTGGAAACGACACCTTTCAGATCCGGATTGCGGGTGGCCGACGCCAGCACGGTAAGGCGATAGCTCGCCATGCGGATGTTCGGGGCGTCCTGATAAAGCATGGCCAGACGCGACGTAGAAACTATGCCGCCAAGGTCAACGCTACCCCCTCTGTACGTCAGCGCCACCAGCCGGTAACTGGCGACGTTAATATCTTCGGCCATCTGCTATCCCTAAGATTTAATGGAAAAGCCGGTCTTCACGGCAGACAGGTCTGCGATAGTCCAGTTATTCCCGTCGGGTTTTTTATCCAGGTACAGAGGGCGGTACGAGTATGAACTCGTCGGTGGCAACATGATGTCCCCTGTCGACACGTTGCCAGCCCCGAAGTTCGCTTCGGTTGTCAGGACGTGCGTTGCTCCACCGAAGTTTCCAAGATAGGATTCCGCCCCCACAGACAATACCTGCTGCAGCGATTCAAAGCCAGCCAGTACACCGCCCTGTTGATACTGCTCGCGCTTGCCGACCACGTTGGACGTGATGTATCCGGTAGCGTTGACGGTGTTGACGAAGTCTGACAACTGGCTGTAATGCGCGGTGCCGTCGCCGCCAGTCCACTCGGTAATCACGTCTGCCGTGGCCGCAACCGGAAGAATGCGCGCCGTTCTGCCAGGGCGATACTGCAGGCCGGGATTACTCAGGTCGACGGAAACGAAGTCCAGCAGGTCGACAGTGATCGCTGGCGGCGGTGAAACCGTAGTGACGTTACTAACCAGCAGATACAGGAATCCTGGCGTGGCCGGATTGACGATAGAGGTACCGGCAGGCGGGGTCATTAAGAAATCGTCCAGCCAGACTTTATACGCGCCAGCAGCAGAACGGTAGATTTCCACCGTGTAGAACTTGTCGTAGTTGAACGCGAACGTAACCGGCTGAGTAGTCGTCTGCTGACCATTGTTGGTCGGACCGAACAGGTTACTGTTCATATACCAGAACGTCGTGTTAACGGCGTTGGTCGCGGCTGCGATCATATTCAGACGGAACGCCACCATTCGCGCGCTGCCGTTGTTATTCACGCGCAGGCGGAACGACATGTAGCCTTCGCCATTCGTAGGGAAAGGCAAGCCGTAAGTCTGCCCCTGACTGTTAGCCGCGTTGGCGAGGGTGTACGTGATTCGAAGCCCTCGACGGTTGATGGTCGCGCCTGCCGGTGTCGTGTCTGACATCACGACCATCTGCGCGGACGCGTAAGACGTGTCTGCCGGAATGCTAAGACCTCGCGTGTTAAGCGAGGCGATGTCCGGTACGTTGAAGTTTTCTAAGCGATAGACGCCCACGGTAGCCCCTTAGTTTAAAAGTTTGATACCCATTGCAGCAGCGGTGATCTCGCTTGGTGTCCACTTTAAACCGGTTTTCGGGTTCAGAGAAACATCGAACACGTAGTTATTCATCGTGCTGAGTACCAGCGTTCCCGACTTCGCGCTTTGCCCGTTGGTGCCGTCATACTGCGTGGCCGCCGTCAGTGTGTGCGTACCGTCTGCCATGGTCATCCCGTAGGCTTTTACCGCGACGCCATAAACGGTGGCCGCATTCGCTGCCACGGCATCCGGACCCACATACAGGTCGGTGGCCGCAGAACCGGCCGTAAGATACGAAGGCGTGGCCAGTTCGTTGGTTTGCTGCAGGACTGCGGCGTTCGACGCGAATCCGGTAGGGCGATCCCACTGAACGGAGAAGTCTGCCTGCGGTGCCAGTTCCAGTACGCGCGCGCCAGGACCGAGAACGCCGGTATGAACCGCGTCAATGCCAAGCACGTACATGTTAGAGAAGATCATGTCGTGGAAGCCGTTGCCGTTGTTCGCGTTGTTCCCTGTCCACATGCCAACGCCGAAGCCGTTCTTCGTCTTGAACGTTCCGGTGTACGCCACGTCCAGAACCAGAATCCCGTTAGCGTATGCACGAAGGCGCTGGACATCCGTTTCGATAAGGATTTCGAAGTGGATGTCGGTGTTCGCCTTCAACTGGTCGGAAGTCGTTGTTTCCGTACCTGCCGCGCTGTATGCGATCCCCGCTGTAGTCCCGTCTGTCGGAAGGAAGAACCGGCAAAGAAGACCCGGAGGCGTGGCCGTCGAGTTAGCTGGCGGCGCTGTTACCATTGACCCATCGAATACACAAATAGACGGACCGGTCGTCGCGCTGGATACCGTCGGGACAAACTGGCACATGAAGCCGATGACGAACTTGTCATACGGCGTCGTTTCGATAGCCTGCATAAGCACACTCAGCCAGGTAAACGCCGTGGCCGAGTTTTTACGGAGGTTCAGTTTGTTGCGGGTGGCAAAGACCGGATCCGCCTGAATGATTGCCTGCGTGTTCGAAAACGCGGCCGATGTTCCGTTGATGATGCTGTACGGGATCCATCCTGCCTTGTACAGAAGCGACGCTTGCCCTAACGCCGTGGTTGTGCCGTTAGGGAAAGCGATAGTCTGCCGAGCAAGGGTAGTGAAGCCGTCCACGAATTGTACGGACATACAGTCTCCTTAGCGCGTCACGATGCCGAAGGTTGCTGATTCGACGGCGTTCTGCGACCACGAACCGCCACCTGGAGGGGTTTCGTAGGTAGTCTGCAGGTACTTGTTCGTCTCAATCAGGGATAACTGCTTCTCGTCGCTAATGCTGTTTACGGTCAGCTTGAGGCCGAGTTTACGGTCATCCAGGTCGCCCTTACGCGCCAGCGCCACCAGACCCACGCCATAGATCGTGTTGCTGTTCGGCAGCACGGCATTGGAACGGAACTCGTCAGTGTTGCCATTCACGTTGGACTGCAGGTACGGCTTGTTCGTTTCCAGTGGGGCAAGCTGCGCGGCCACGTCGTAATGGTTGGTCGGTGCCGGTGACGCGCCGTTCGGAACAATCGTCCACTGCGTCGTGATATCTGCAGTCGGGAAGCGCGTGTTCACGGAGCACGGACCAAGGCGGTCAACGCGGGTGCCGGTTGCGTTATCCAGTACGTAGAGGTCGTCGATAATCTGAACGCCAGCGGCGGACTGAGTAGCGGTCTGTCCCCAGGTGATTGTCACCGGATTGGACGGCGCGGTACCCATGGCCACGGACAACTGCAGTTCGTCGTTCGCATACACCGTGATGGTGTTGGCTGACGTGTCCAGCACGACTTCAATGAAGTACCACGCGTTCAGGATCAGCACCGCGGCGCCAAGCGTAGAGCCGATTTTCAGCTTACCTGTCGTCGGATCCCAGTCGAGGTCGAGAACACCGCCTTCGATACGGCAGACACGCATACGCGCGCCGGTTGCCTTAATGGCGAAGCCGAAGACAATCTTCGTTGCGCCGACAGCCGGAGTGTAGCCCCACGAAATAGATGGAACGGTAGACGAACTGGCCGGTACCGAGAACTGCAGGGCGCGCTGGCCAGTGATGCGGCCGTCGACAATCGCCAGTGTGGTAGACGTCGGGTTTCGAACGGTGTAGTTCGCCGCCTCCAGGTATTTCTGGACGACGGTGCCTACCTGGCCAACTGGGGTGTAATGGTCGAAACCATCAATCCACATAAGCATGATTTATCTCCTGTTACGGTCTGACGACGACACCGAATGGGGTGTCCTGCAGGTTAGTGTTGTCCCACGCCACATTACCAGGTGCCTGCGGGAAAAACGAGTAAAAGTATTTCGGGGTAACGTCCAGGGTAGTGACGAGATTCTCTTTCTGCGTCGACCCCTTCGGTCCAACCACCACGCCCATCTGGCGGGCGTCGATATCGTTCTTGCGGGCGCGCACGACCACGCCTACGGCCGTAATCGTTCCGGTACCGGCTGTCGCGCCGGACTTGAACAGATCCTGCGCCCCGCTGACGGAAGACTTGATGAACTCGGTTTCCGACGGCGGAAGGTTATCCACCATGGCAAAGTGATCGTCGCCGGTAGCGGGACTCCACTCTTTCAGGAAATCACTGGTCGGCAAACGCATCGTAATGGCCTGCGGTCCAACGCGCGCTACCGGCGCACCGCCAGAACCGTTGTTCAGCACGAAGATATCGTCCACGCGCTTCACGCTCTTAATCGGCGCCGCCCACGTACAGTCGAACGTCGTCAGGCCGGTCATCGCGGCGGGCAGCGGTACCGTCAGATCGAGAACGTTGTTGATGTACACCTGAATCTGGTTCTGGTTCTTATCGATCACCATTTCGTAATAATACCAGACGCCCAGTACAGGGGTGACAGTGCCTTTCGCGCCGTTGATCTGAATCTTGTCCGGCCACTGCAGGGTAACGCCGTTTGCAATGGCCACGATGTCGTCACGCTGCGTCTCGGCCATGTAGGCGAATCCGATAACCGTCAGCGGCGCCGTGGACACGAACGCGCGTTTAATTGAGCCTGCCAGGTTAGTCGTGCCGAGCATGACCGCTTTGGTGTCGCTGTTGCGGCCGTTGCTAATGGCCACGCTGCCCGACACGGTGTATCCGGCTGCAGGTAGCTCGGTTGCCACCTGCGACGTTGACATATTGGAAAACTGTTCGAAACCGTCCATATGGATCAGCATGGGTTAACTCCTGTTCAGCACTGCGCCGAACTTCTCGGCCAAGATGGATTCCGCCGTGTCGCTCTGTACCGGCACATCCGAGTAACGATACTTCCAGTCCATCGGAATATCCGTGTTCGGGACATTGCGGCCGCCGAACTTCATTGTCAGGGTCAGGTTGTCGACGGTCGTTTTACGGACTAACGATACCAGACCGAGCGCCAGAACGTTATTGTTATCCGGCAGCGTTTGCGAAGACGTGAATGATTCTTCTGCGCCCGTCACGTTGCCGATCAGGTAACGGTCAAGTTTATCCGTCGGCAGCGGACCAACCATCGCCCAGTGTGCGGCAGTTGGGCTTGTGGACGGCGCCCACTCGTTCGGAGTTTCGTCCTTAGTAGGGAAGCGCGTCACGATCTGCATTGGCTGGATGCGCGCGCCGTCGTTCATGTAGAAGTCGTCGTAGTTCTTCGTTGACCCGACATCATCCGGCACCGCGTTCCACGGATTGAGGCGGCAGGTCACGACGTTGGCAGTGGCCAGTTCTTCCGGCATGGTGCCGACGAAATCCTGACGGCCGTTAAACCAGACGACCATCTGGCGGGCGTTGCGGCGTAGCTCCACCTCGCAGTAATACCAGCGGGACTTCACAGGGCCGGCATTACCGGTTTCCCCGCCAACGAAGTACGGGCGGCCGGTAGATACGCTGAGAGCCAGGGTAACGCCATTGTTAAACTGGATCAGCGCGCCCCGCTTATCGAACTGAAACGCGAAGCCGACGGAGAAGCGATCCCCCGACCATGGCCACCCGCGCGATACTGAACTGCTGGCGCAGACAAGCGAACGTCCTGTTTTGCGACCGGTCCCTGTCACCACGTTCCCCAAAATGGTGTAATCGGCCAACCGCATTTCCGCCGCCGGATTCTCTGCTTTGTCGAATTGTTCGAATCCATCAATGAATGGCATGTTCTACCTCACGTCACGATGTTCAGGCGAAACGCCCAACCGAAGTTCTTGAATCCTGCGATGATATCAGTCGGCGCTTTAATAGCGAAGATGTCCCCCGCACCGAATGACACCGGACTCGGAATGTCGAACTGGCCAGTGGTAGAGCCGGAAGGGATCATGATTCTCCCGACCTTCGTGGCGTTTCGGTAGATGGCCAGTTCAACGTATCCCGGACTACCGGCCACCAGCCGGAATGAACTACCTACTGCGTTCTTAGGCAGGGACACCGCCTGCACCAGCGGCAGGAACATGATCCACTCGTCTTTGTCCACTGCGTAAGGGACAGTACCGCCGATGTCATAGTAAAGCGGGAGGACGCCTGGGTCAGTTCCCGGGGTTTGGCCGGTTGTCTCGTCGACCCACTGCACCCCGTTATACCAGATCCACGCTTCGATATTGACCAGTCGGGCGCGCAGGCCACGCGTCGGGGTGAAGAACACCCACTGGCCAGCGAGACGATACGCCATCTTGCCGTCCTGGTTAGCCCAGTCGCCGGAAGAAGGCGTGGCCACAATGTACTGATCGCCGTCCTCAACGTTCTGAGGCGGCGACCCGAAGTTCATGTTCAGGATGTAGGGGTTCATCAGGGCGTCCATCAGAACCATGTTTTGGTTCATCGGACCGCCCCAAAAATCCTCCCCTGCAGCCCAACCGTACAGCACCCCGAAACGGGGCGCGGTAACTGCTGGCATATTGATTCTCCTTAAAGCGTTTTCGGCAGAGTGTTCGCCCAACCATGATCCCAGTCGTATGACCATGAGCCTTCGAAGTCAGGGTCTGGCGGCTCCGGCGGGTCAACGATGATTGGCGGAATCTCCGGTGGCCAGTCAGGGTCTACTGGGTCAGTCGGGTCTGGCGTCGTCGGGTCAGTCGGGTCTGGCTCATTCGGACCACCAGGATCGCCTGGATTGCCGCCGCCACTTCCGCCACCAGAACCACCGCCAGGTTGATTGCCGCCGCCAGGCTGCTGACCAGGAGGACAGGCATTCGTCGGAACACTGACATAAAACGAGTATCCCTGCCATGATTCTAAACCACTTGGGTTCACTGCGAACAGCGTCATCATGATTGTCACGTTGCCGCAGGCGTTGAACACCGGCCCCGCTTTCGCGCCGTCCGCTTCTGCCATGGCCGCGGTGTACGTGAAGCCGGTACCGTCGATGTCGTACTGACGCAGGGTAAATTTATCCGCGCCGCCTTTGCTGTTCGGCAGAACGTAACCCACCCAAACGCGATACTTGACGCCAGGTTCCGGACCAATGTTGCCCGCTGTATGGTCTACCGCGTCCCCCGCCTGAGACAGACGGTCGCGGTGTGTCCACGACAGGTTGACGTCGCGCGCATGGTAGATGCCCTGAGCGTCACGCGTGAACGCATCGGTACGAATCCACCAGCGATGGTTGTCGATATACACGTCGCCAGGGGCATACGGCCGGACCGGTCGCGTCTTCATCTGGATGTTCGTCTGCGGCACCTGATCGAGCGGGTACGGGACGGTGTGGGTTTCCGGTTTCAGTTTCACGCCCACCCACTCCTGACCGCCGTAGACGTAGCCGGAGATGGCGTTTTTCTTCTGGAAGAACCAGATCGGCGTGTTGCGGTAGTGAATCGCGGGAACCGTGTCTGCCACGCCGCGGCCGAGCACCAGGAAGCCGTTGCCGATAGAGTCGATGCGGACGATCTCTTTATCAATCAGGGCGAGGTCGCCTACGGAAATCCCCTCCAGCGGTACGCCGTCCTGTTCGGATGTCGCGCCAAACGAAACCTGCGTATCCAGGTAATCCAGATTGGTGGTTGTCACCGCCCACGGAGTGAACGCGCCGGAGCCGGACGACTGCCAGTTCTTAGGCGTGTACACCGGATTGCCTTTGCTGTCGTAGGTAACATCCAGCGCCGAGGACCAGAACTCATAGCCATCGGTCAGACGGTCAGAAGTACGGGCAACCACGCCCATCGGACGCGAGTTAGACAGGCTGAGATTCAGGCGATACAGTTCCAGGTACGGCGCTTCGAACAGCGTGGCATCCATGACCACCGGCATGAGCGTCATCTGGCTCGCTGCCTGACCAAGTGAAGCCATGGCCAGACCGTCAGTCGGCATACCGCTGCCATCGCTGTCATCAACGTCGGTTGCGGTCTGCTGGCCAAGTGAAGCCATCATCAGGCCATAAGTCGGGGTAGAGTCGTCCCCGCCGTCCGTATCGCTGACAGTCATGGACGTCTGCTGCGCAAGCTGCGCCATCTGCAGATAGGTCGCCACGTCTTCCACCTGAATCTGGATCCGGTAGCCCTGCCACGATTCGTAATTATTCCGGCGCGTGAACAGCGTCGCGGACATGTCGAACACGCGGCCGTCGTCCTGCTCGGTCACGCCAAGGTCAGACATAGCCTGCGTCCACAGATACTGATAAGACGTTCCGGTGATGCCGGTTTCCTGACGGACGAGAACGTTCTGGTCGTTGTAGAAGCGCAGGACATACGACGTGCCTGGCTCCGGACCAATGTTCCCGATTTCGTGATCCACGCGGGTATCTTCCTGCGCCACACGATCGCGGTGTTTCCAGGAGATAGTCAGTACCGGAGCATTCTTGCTTAACGACGTTTTCACGTACCAGCGCCACTGATCGTTCAGCCAGACATACCCTGGAGCATACGGACGGTAGAAGCGGAAGTTCATGACAACGGTATCGATCGGCGCGTCTTCCAGTGGGTACCGGCCAGCGAGGGTGTACGGCAGCACTTTGCCGTCGACAGTCTCGCCGCCCACGTAGGCCACGGAATCCGAACCGACTTCGTCTTCGAAGAACCACGCCAGTTGTCCGGCTGCTTGTGGGGCCGGCACCGTGTCATAAACGCCACGCGCTACCGTCAGCCAGTATTCGTTACCCATCTCGGCGATAGCGTCCACGCGCATAATCTCTTCGCCCAGGTAGATACACTCGCCCACCACCATCTCGTCTTCGTCTTTCAGCTTGTTCAGTTTGACGGTGGTAGTCAGGTAGGAAATGTTCTCCATCAGTTCGCCGAGCGGAACGAAGCCCCCTTGGCCACGGATTTCGAATGAGGATTCGCCGCCCGCGCGCATGGCCAGATCGTAGCCCATCGACAAACTGGTAGGCTTTTCTGCGGCCATGCCGTAATAACCCCATTGCGGTTGGATGGCGTTGAACTCCCCTGGCGGGTACATGCGGTTCAGGAGCGCGTAGGGAACCTCGTAGGCGCGTCGGCGGGCGATGGACGGCAAACGGTCAGGTGGATTCGTTACCGGCGGCTGTACGGCCGCTGTACCGTTCACAGGCATGGCGAAGACGTCTTCCACTGCAGAGATATGCAGATAGCCATCGGTCATCGGCATTTCTTCCACAGCACCGGCACGAATGGCGATGTCGATGCCCCCGCGCTTAGGATCCTGAATACGGAAGACGGTACCAGGCTGAATCTTCCAGCCGCGGTGGTCGACCTTAATCTTGAATCCGCGGAGGGGCAGCGCCTGCGCATTCAGGTCGCGGTCAGCGAGACGTTGGGCCAGCTCGGCAGTCGGCGCGCCCATGTAGTCGACGTTGCTGGAAACGATCGACCCTGCAGTCTGGATACCGGCCAGGTTCTGCGAGCGCACCTTCCCGTCTTCGTTCGACAGCGGCGAGTGATAGCCGACCACGATTTCGTTAATCAAACTGGTACCGGCGGCCACCGAACATTCTTCCACGGCGATAAGGCCGGAATCGTTCGTGAACACCGGCAACTGTTCAAACACGTAATCGTCGCGGATCAGTTTAATCGTCAGCAGGCCGGTCTGTTTATCGACGTACATCGTGGCGCCGAGGTGGTCCAGAATGTTCTGCGCGAAGGAGTCCAGGTTGTCGGTACGTTTCCACGCAAGGCAAAGCCCCATCCCTTCTGAGTAAGCAAGGTCAGCAGCGTATTGCCATTGCGCTTCGTACATCGCCGAACGCGGGATGCCACGACCCCACACTCGGTTGGTGCACGCTTCATACAGGATGTGGACGCCGTTCATCGACTGGATGGTGCCGACGCGCGAATGCCCGTCATCATCGGTGTACGTGGTGGTCTGGTCGATGCGAATCTTCGACGGGTACCACGTAGCGCCGTCCCACCCCTGCAGCAGTCGGCGCAGTTTGAACGCCCACGGTTTCGGGTACGGGTTCATGGCGCAGACCATGCCGTCAAAGAACAACGTCACGATGCCCCTGAACTCCGGCGACAAACCTGGCAGAATGGACTTCACCTTAGCCGAGACAGTCTGGCTTTCCCCGCCCAGGTAAAACTCGGCGTTCCCGTCGATACCACCTTCGGCCTTGGTACCGCCGAAAAGCTCCGGCTTACTGATCTTGAAAGCGGTGTTGGACGTCATCTCGCCCGTCCATGCCGTCCGGTCGCCCACGCGGATTTCCAGCAGCGCGTCGACCGGTCCCCGGCACATCCCCATTTGCATCGACATTAAGTATTTAAAGCCGACTGTAACGTTCTTGGCCTTACCCATTGTTGTTCTTCTCCGCTTCCATTCGGTGTGCCAGTTCGATAACGGCGTTCATCTGCGCATCCCCGTAAGCGCGCACCTGTTCTTCCGGCATCCCGTTCTGTAGCGCGTACATGATTTCTTCGTCGGTCAGGCCAACGCGTTTCATGCGGTTGACCAGTCCACGGCCGCAGAGTTTAGCGGCACGGATATGTTCGACAGTGATAAGCATAAAGCCCCCTTATTTTTTCGCGTTCTTCGCTTTAACTTTCTTCGTGCGGAAATTGCCGGTGGCCAGAACGAACCAGTCGGAGATCCACACCTCGCCAAAGATGACGGTTTGCGGCGTACCTTCATCAATCTGCGGGATGTTCATATCATCGTAGGTGCCAGGCTGCGGTTGCGTTGGCTTGGGCGCCAGCACGATAGATAGCACCATACTGGCCACCATCATAATCAGCATCGCCCACGTCATCGGTTCCATGTTGCCTCCTTAGAAAATCGGGTCGCCTGAGAACGGCGATTTGCCAGGGATGTGCGGCTCACCGCCGTAGTTGGCCACGTTGTTGAATTTGCTGCTGCAGGTGAGAATGACACGATTGCATCCTGGGTAAATGTATATCGGATCCCCGTTCGCAATGCCATCGCTTCGTCCAAGCAGGGTAATCGTGTTGCCAATCTGCGACGTGATGCCTCGGCGGTTCGGACCACCTGTCCGGCGGTCTACCCACTCGACGAATCCGGCCGTGAAGTAGTTGTCCCCGAAAGCAGCGATGTCCGCGGCCACGGTGATTTTCCCGCCCTGCGCGTTGGTAACGGTGGTCGTCAGTTTGTGGGCGTCTTTGTTAACTTTGCAGGTTGCCTGGTCGTACAGAACGTAAGGACAGCCGCGCTGCCACGTCAGGCGTAAGCCATTCCGCTGCATGGTGGGACCAAGCGTCTGGCAGGTAATCTCGGCCACTCCGGGAGTCGTGAAGTTCACGTTATTGATGAAGCCGACGTAGTTGTAGGCCATCTCGTTGTCGTTCTCATGGACGCGGGCGCGTTTAACCATGACATCGTTAATTGGCGGGGTGTTAACGTAGAGCGACACAAGGTCGAACGTGATCGGCAACCGGATGGTGAATGAGTCCGTCTGCGCTTCGCCGGTCTGGCTGACGCCGTCATCCTCAATGCCGAGCGTTTTGTACAGACGCCCGCCGACGGAAATATCGCTGTCAGCGGACGTCACGTACCACGCCTTTGTGTCGATGGTGAATTCGTATAGGTGAATGGGACGCCCACTAAATGTCGACGCCTCATACTCGTTGTACGCCATAGCCTTCTCCTTATGGGAATACGGCTGGCGCTCCATCTCTTCGTTCAATGAATCCGTGTAGCGCCAGCACACATTCTGCCGGTCCTGTCAGGTCAGCGTGGTGTGTGATTTCCACGGTGTCCGACGCCAATCGGCAGTATGGCATGAAGCATAACACTCGAATGTCTTCCTTGGCGATAGACCCGATGGTCTGGTCGAGGTATAAATATTCCACCCCATCCTCGGCGCGCGAGCTAACAATGCGGGCAGTGAGCGCCGTCCCATCGCGTTTTTCCAGGTACAGGTTGCGCCGGATTTCCTGCAGCAGATCCGCATAATACGAATACCCTGTCTGCTCCACCGCGATGTATCCGGTAGCCGGATTGATGTCTTCCACCAGCGTGAAATCCTCCAGCCAGTTAGGCGCGTAGAACGGCTGCGTCTGACCAGCCATGGCATACAGCATCTGGATGAACGTGAACTTCTCCTTCTTCCCTTTCAGCAGCCACGGCAGTGACCAGTCCTGCGTTTCCTGATTACCGGCGTCCATGACATACGGGATGCCGGTCTGGTTGTCTGTCCAGAACACAACACGGTCGAACGAGTGGGAAATGTTCTCCTTCCAGTTCGGGCGCTGATTAATGATCGGCAGGTTATCGCGGCCGTTACGCGGCCAGCCGACGTCGTTGAAAATCCACGATGGCTGGATGAACGACTCGGCCGTGACAACGCGGAAACGCACCTGGAAATCGGCAGCAGCGTTGGTGTAGTTGTCCGCCTGGACAGCATCTTCAATCACGGACACGCGGCAGGGGAACAGTCGGAAGTTCGACCAGTCTTTTTTCAGTCCGGTGGCCAGCACGATGCGATCGTTATGCACCTCCAGGATAGGCACCAGTTCGTAATCGAAAATCTTCGACCGGTCCATGTTGCGGAGGATGGCCACGCCACCAGCGTAATAGTTCCGGTAGGTGAAGTCGCCGTGGATAACGGTTTCTTTCTCGGTCAGGTTCCACTTGATGAACTGGGTGTCGAACCACAGCGGGATAAGGCACTGGTCGCGGCCGAGGCCGATAATGGCCATCTCGATCGCACGGCGTTTATTCTTCAATCCGCGGAACTGCGCTTCCACGTACCGGCGCGGGAATCGGCGAATCTTGCGGCGCTGCTCGGCACCGGTTTCCGACGTCTGGACTGTCGACAACCACGCCCACGATTCGGTAATGCCGTCTCCCCAGTTCGGCTCCGGCAGGAATACCGGCAGGCTGAGAATATTACTCCCGCTGCCCGCCGGTTTAGCGCCAATGTCCGGCCACTGGGATTCATTGCCGATCATGCCGTTCGGGTCTGAGATGCTTTCCGGCACCACGTTCCCGCTGTTGTAGAACGCCCACCCCGCGTATGCCGGAGTGTTCAGCGGACCATTGAAGTACGAAACATCCAGGCGGTGCCACCCCTGATCGACAGTGACGTACTCAAACGTCGACACCGCCATGCCAGCGGTACCGATTTGCGTGGAGTCGATGAACATCGTCATGGAGTCGTCGGAAGCCATCTGCACGGTGTACACGCCGCCGTCGAAATACTGCCAGCGGGACATGTAGTACGTGTGGTTCGCGGCTGCTCCGGAGAACGCGTCCTGGACGTATAGCATCCAGGCGTTGTTCATCTGCTGCGAGAATGTCTTGACTGTCGCGTTAGCGTCGCGTGTCCCCTTAACTGCTTTATCGGCCATTAGCTTTTCACCATTTGCTTAACTGTTGACAGTTGCCCGCGCAGACCGATGATAAGCGCCTGCTGTCCTTCCGGCGTTTTCATTGCTTCGGCAAGGGCAGCGCGTCGGTCATCTACTGCGATAAGGCGCAGGCTGCTCGGTCCCTTGTTCCCGCCACCGTTAAGGATGTGGCGTGGGTCGTCGCGCGTCAATACCTCTTCGCCTCGTTCCAGTACGCTCGGCACCTCGTTAGGGCGCAGGCCGGAGTTAGGCGCTTGGCCAGCAATACCGCCAGTGTGGTACCGCGGCGCCACGCCGAAGGCCGAAGCAGGCAGCGCACGTTTGTGGCCACCTCCGCCGCCAGCAACCCCGCCGGTATGGTTCTGGCCACTGACCAGTGAACCGGCTGCAGACCCGATAGACCCCATGATTCCGCCAGCGCCGGAGAACGACTGCAGGTAGCGCAGGATCATCGTTTTCAGAATGGCCATGGCAAGATCTTTCATCAGGTCTGCGAAGAACAGACCCATCGTCACGCCAAGCTGCTGTACCGCTTCTCCCCATGTCTGAGTACCCTGATAAACTTTCGTCAGGTTATCCACGATAGAGTCGAAGGCCGTGTCCAGACCGTTAAGCAGACCGCTCGTCAACTGGACGTAGAATTTCTCCACGGCGCGCTGCGAGTTCTCGATCTTCACCTGCATGGTGTCCAGGTTGACCATGAGCGCATTAAACGCTTCCGGATCCATGGCGGCCTGATTGGCGATAGCGAACTGGCGCAGGGCATCAATGTTCGCCAGGATTTTAACCTTGGACTCGTCGTACAGGGCGTTCAGTTGTTCGACCTGCTGCTGCTCGGTGATAAGTCCGGCATCCGCTTTCGCGTTAATTAACGCCTCGTTATCTTTGCGCTCCTTGCTGTTCGAATCCACCTTGGCCTGCAGGCGCTGCAATTCCTGCGCGGCGGTCTGTTGCTTGACGGCTTCGCTGGTGGTCTGTTTCAGAACATCGAGTCGCTTCTGCATTGCGGCAGCGCCGGACTTATCGAACGCCGCGATTTTCTTAATGCGGTTTTCGAGATCCTTATACTGGTCTACCGCGGCTTTCACGGCCGCCGCTTCACGCTCGCCATAGCTGGAGGTCGGGTCGCCGTATACAGCTTTCTTCTGCGCGCGGCTTTCGGCCTGTTCCAGATCCGTCATGGTGGACTGAACGAGGTTGGCGCGTTTGTTGACTGCGCCGGCCCCGCTGCCAGCATGGTCAGCCTGGTACGCTTTGCGCTCGTTCTCCACCGCCTGTTCAATCAGTTCCTTTGTGCGTTTCAGCGTGGCGCCGCCGTACTTCTCGGCTTCCTTCAACTGCGCGGCGTAAGACTGGCGTACCAGCGAGATGCGGGTGTTCAGGTCGTCCTTGGCCACGCGTTTCTGCTGCGCGATGGACTGCTTCGCCAGATTGTCACGCAGCGTATCCAGTTTCTTGTTGAAAGACTTCTCGTCCACGGCCTGACGGTCAAACGCGGTTTCCGTCTGCGAACGGCGGAAGCCTGCCACGGCATCCATGTCTTTTTTAAGCTGCTCGGTCTGCGCTTTGACGTTTGCCGGGATCGGCGCGTTCTTCGCTTCGTACTCTTTTTTCAGTTCGTCGAATTCTTTGTACTTGCCGGAGATCACGCCTTTGATGTAGTTGAACGACACCACGACGTACTTGATCATTCCGTCGACGATACTGCGGACTGTCTCTGACTGATCGTACAGCACCTTCCCGATGTCAAGCGCCAGCAGGATCCATCCAATGTACGGGATGGCGCGCGTCAGCAGTCGCATGGCCAACGCAAGGCCGCGCGTCGCCGTTGTCGCCGTCCCCATGCTGCGGGCGAAGATCAGAATCATTGCCTGCAGGTTACGAATGCTGGTGTTCGCCGTCGAAGCCATACCCGCCAGGTCTTTCAGCGATGTGCCGAAGGAGTAGGCCAACTGGATGCCTTTGACAAACGCGATGTTGGCCAGCGCCCATTTGACCAGGTCGAGGTTCTCCACAAGGAACTGCGCGGCGCCCGCCACGGTAGAAAACGCGGCGCCAAGGTCTTCGGCCAGTTGCTTCCCTTCGTTGCTTTCCAGAAGCTGAGTCAGGGAGGTAATGAGTTTGCGGTACGCGTCCAGGAAGCCGGAGTCGGCCAGCGCCAGGTTGAAGCGGAACTTCGCGTTATCCAGGGCGTTCTGCTGCGCCACGATACCGGTACGCATCTGCTCCGTAGCGTCCGTGGTTTCCTTGGCCAAGTCGCGCATGATGGAGATAACGGCCGTCGAGTCCAGCACGGCGTTTTCCATGTACTTACGAAACTCCGGCTCGGTAAGGCCAAGCGCTTTCGCACCGGCCGCAAACGCGCCAGGGATCTGTTCGCCGAACTGCTGCTTGAATTCTTCCGCTGAGATGTTCCCCTTCGACAGCATCTGTTCGATCGCCAGGAAGACAAGGTTCATCTGGTCGGCGGTCTTACCGTATGCGGTACCGATCGAGGTGACGTTTTCGAACAGTTCCTTCGATTCTTTCTGGCCAAGGCCGCTGCCCTTCGCTGCTGCGGAGAACTTGCCGTAGGACTTGGCCATGCTTTCCAGGTTAGAGCCGAAGTAGTCGGCCACCTGATTGACGTACTCCCACTCTTTCGCCTGCGCCTTCTGGTCCTTACCGACCACGACGGCAATCGCGGACATCGTCTGCTGACGGGTAATCGCCGCATCGACTGCAGAGTTCGCCAGGTTGATGGCACCGAACACGCCGCCGTATGCAGCAGCCAGCGCCAGCAGTTCGCCACGCAAACGCTGCGCCCACGACAGCGCGGTTTTCTGCTGGTCGTAGTTGTCTTTGGTTTTCTTGCCCGCCTGGTCTGCGGCAGCACCGTTCCGGCGGTACGCTTCGGTCAACGCGTTCTGCGCGGTGGTCGTGTTCTTCGCGGCCGCAATCAGGCGCTGCTCGGCTTCCGTCAGGTTACGGGTGTCGATGCCCGCCGCGCGTAACTGCTGCTGAATCTCACGCGCCGACATCGACGTCCGGCTGAACTGGGTAGAAAGCTGAGACAGCGTCTGCTGCGCCTGACGAAGTTTCTGGCTAATAGCTGCCGTGTCTGCGCCGGTCTGCGTCAGCGCCTGAGTCAGTCGCATGACCTCCGCGCGAGCCTGGCTGTATTCGCTGCGCAGGCGGGCCAGCTCCTGCGTCTGGGTGCGGAACTGGTCGACCATCTGCGCCAGCGCCGTAACCGTTTCGCGGGCGTTTTTCAGTTCACGGATTTTACCGGCAAAGTCGGTGATCGGCTTCTTCGTGCCGGTGACGCCGGCCCGCACTCTTTCCACGGCCTGATTCAGACCGTCCAGGGTCTTCGCGCCGTTGCGGGATGGGTCGGTGATGTTCCGGATTTGCTGCGCCAGCGACACCGCTGCTGTCCCTGCAGTACGCATAGACGCGGCCGTGCTGTTCCAACCGTTCGCCACGGCGCGCTGCTCGGCGGCCAGTTGACGCAGGGCGTCCTGCTGACGTTTGAGGTTGGCGGCCAGTTCCTGCTGCGCTGCTGCCTCCTGAGCGGCTTTCAGTTGCTGCAGGTGTTTGGCGTTGTTCTCGATCGCATTGTCCTGCTTGGCCAGTTCCCCGTTCAGGGTGGCCATGGCCGTCTCAATGCGTTTAGTCGCCTGCTGCGTCTGGTTAGCGGCAATGCCATAACCGGCAAGGCGTTGCCCCAGTTTCGTCAGGGTATCGGTCTGTTTCAGTACGGCACGTTCTTCACGCTCGCGCGCGGCAGACAGGCGTTTGAGTTCCGCCTCTTCTTTCTTGAGGATCTTATCCTGCTGCGCCAGCTTGGCCGCGTATGCCGTTTGTGCCTGCGCTGCAGCGAGTGCGCGTTTGCGTGTCTCGTCCAGGGCGCGGGCTTGGTTCTCGTATGCTTTGACGTCGGCGATCTGTCGCAGCATCGCCTTGGCCACTTTCTCCAGGTCGTTATAGCTGTTTTCGAGATCACGCACCGAAGCGTCGCCCTTCTTAGCCGCGTCGCGCTGGTCTTCCATGGCCTTGGACAGTTTGTCCATTGTCCGGGTCAACTGGTCGAAGGTCTGCTTCGAGTAGTCCTTCGCGCGGATTCTTAGCGTGATATCTTTATTGTCAGCCATTGGTCATAAGCCCCTTAATAACTTTCTGGAAAAACTTGCCGCCCTCTTTAGTCATAATACTCGACGCGGCGGCTTGCAGCACGATCCCTTCGCTGGCCAGTTGACGGTTGTTCATCTGCCTGACCATCTCAGCGGTACCGATTAACTTGCCAAGGGTAAGTCGGTCTGCGTCGGGGATATTGTTCATTTGCAGGTAGACGACATGCGCCCGAATATTGGAAAACCATTTCTCCGCTTCGTGGCGCTCGTCTGGTGTTACGCTGGAATCATCCCCAGTTTCGGAGCCGCTAGCCTCACCTGCTGGATCAGCGCTCCGATTAGCTTTACCGGTCCGCCGAAGTCGTCAGCCGACAGCGCGTAAATGTGGCCAAGGGCGCGACATTGGATGTGCATCGGCCAGCGGCGAATCTCTTCCAGTGACGCCAGATCCGGATTACCGTCTTCGCCCAGTTCGTCAGCGGCCATAGCGATGATGTCGGCCATGATTGCCGGAGCGCTGGCGCAAATGTCGGCAATGAAAGCGGCGAAGTCCGCGTCAGTCATCATCGCGCCAGGGTCTTTGCGTTCGGACACTTCCTGATAATGCTCCCAAAGGGTCAGCAGTTTATCCAGGTTGTCGTAATGCAGGCTTACCAGTTGGTTCAGGTCGTGGAAGGCAAGGCCGCGAACATCGGCGTAAATAGTCCCCTGCGAATCTGTTACTTCTCGGCGCGGTACCGCGCGTTTCTGAATGGCCATCGTTATAGTCTCCTGTTTGTGGACACCGCTAATCTAGCAAATAAAAAAGGCCAGGGGTTAGCCTGACCTTTGAATATTTTGCGTTCCGCTTACGGGGCGGTGACAGACAGGTTCGCCGTCTTCGTTGCTCCGCTGGACACGACGGTGGCCGTAATCTGCACGGTACCCGCGCCGGTGGCGGTTGCTTTGACCGTGGTGGTGGCCACGCCGGACGCGTTAGTCGTCACGGTGGTCTGCGCCAGGGTCACTGCAGTAACGCCCGATGGCAGAGCACCACGCGCCAGTGTTACCTGCTGGTTGTTAGCCGGTTGGCCAGCGGCATCCAGGACGGTAACGGTAACGGTGGACGTCGCGGTGTTATCGCCAGCGATAGACGTCGGGTTCAGCGTCAGAGTAGAGACGGTCGCGCCCGCGCCCGCGTTACCAGCGTCCGGAGTAGGACGGTAGGTGATCTGCGATGGGGTGTTGCAGTCTTTTTTCAGCACACCGAAGTTGAACGAAAGCTGCTGCCAGTCGTCGCCTTTCAGGGCGTAGTCGCCATTCGGGGTCAGGTTGACCTGCGGCCAGTAGTAGTTCATCTGCAGACCTTTCGGGTTATCCGAAATGAAGCGCAGCGCCCCGCGAACGGTATCGTCGGAGGTGATGAACATGTCGGTGGAACCGGCTTTGCGGTTGTACTGAGCGTACAGCTTAGACGGCGCTACCAGGTCTGGCGCATCGGGTTCGATGTACACGCGGCCGGTGTCTGCTTCCAGTTCGTAGTTGCCCGCTGGCAGCAATGTCAGGCCGGAAACGGTTGACAGGTCGCCGGAGCCGATCACGATGGAGGCGTTAGCCGAAGCGTAATACAGTTCGAAGTTAGCCGCGTCGATGTTCCCCAGACCTTGCGGCTCGTCTACAGTCTGGCCAAGCTGGTAGAAATATCCGCGGGTGACAGCGTTCTCGCCGTTCAGACCTTCCTTAACATCGGACTGCTGCGTGTTAACGATGGTCTGGCTATTGCCGCCGAAGAATGCCGCCACGTTCTCGATCGAGATGTTATCGGTGATGAAGCTGCCTGAACGGGTGTTCTGCAGAGTCATCTGGTCGTCCATCTCCTTCACGCCATAATCGGACGAGAAGTGGTCCAGCGTGGTGACGTCCTGCGTGGCGTTCAGTTCTGGCGTGTTGCCCAGGTAACGCTCGCCGGTCGGATTGCCCTTGTTATCCTGACGGTCGAAGAAGAGTCGACCACGGCCTAATACAAGGTTGTTTTTCTCATTAACGCAAGTGGCCATTTCGACCCCCCTTTATTTGTTGATCAACATTTAAGGTCACGAACAATTGTAAGCCGGACCGGCTGATAAAAATACGCCATCGGCGAAACATCATCGCCGCCAGGGCGGACGACTGCAGGGTCCAGTTCAATCTTAGAGATCATCCCGCCCAACATGAAGTATTCCGGATACTTCCCGCCGCTCATGCCATTAGAACGCGACGCGGCGATTTTGCCAAGCTGCGTTTCGACATCGTGCAAAAAGAGGTATGCAGCATCCGTTGGGTGTTCCTGCCCGTTCGCTGAGATGAAGCCCTGAATCAGCAATGTCCAGGCGTCCTTGCTCACCGTGTTGTCTTCTGTCGCCCAGTCTGAAATGTCCGAACGCGGAGACTCCAGCAGAGCGAGGAAAGGCACTGCGGTTTCCTGCCCGAACTGCGACCGGCCCCGCCACGTTCCTTTGCTGTCGGTTGTAAAGCCGTTCGCCACGGTGATTTCGTTCAGGATTGTCGTTAATTTCTGTTGAATTTGCAATTTAATCAGCGCGCTCATTCGATAAGCCTCGAAAGTTGTCGTAAGAATTCGGCCTGCACAAGATTCCCGAACGGCTCCGTTACCTTGCTGCGGGTGTCATTGAAGACCTGCGCTACCGATGGCCCGTACAGCAGCGCCACCGAGCCTTTGACCAGCCATGACTGGTGCGTCGTCTTCTTGTTGGCCAATGTGGATTCCCCTGGCGCCAGCCGGACTGCCAGGCCGAGGTTGTAATGGTCTTCCGATTTCGATGCGCCCTTATTCAGTCGAACCAGCCAGCCTTTCTTGATGAACGTCGTCTTCCCTTTCTTCACACGTACCGTAACGCCTGCTTCCGGACCACGCCCCACGGCGGAGCTTGTGGCAAAGCGGGCCAGGCTGGTGGCACGGTCACGCGATCTGATAATGGCTTCGGGGTTCTCGTTGGTGGCCAGTTTGGCCACGCCAAGGCGGTCGCCGGTGAGGTAGCTTTTGTTAAAGCTGATCTCGTCGGTCATGTAGTTCTTGATAAGCGCCATGCCTTTGCCTTTCACGGTATCGTTGATGGCAATGCGCATGGCGACTTTTGAATTATCGGGGAATCGGTGGAAGTAGTCTCGCAGTCCGTCCAGCGCGGCGACGTCGATGATTGGTTGCATGTTACCCCCGCGCTACCTGCCAGATTACTTCGATAGGACCAACGATTGGTTCCTGGGTTCCGAGGGTCAGGACGGTACCGTCTGCCATTGTCACAATCCCGTTGTTGCGGAGCGTGACGCCCTTGGCCAGCAGTTCTTCCCTGTCGAAAATGATGCGTTCGATACCTTCGATTGTCTCGGCATACCCTGCGCCTTCCAGGTCGCCGCCTACTTGGATCTTGTTATGCCACCGGACAGTAAGGGCGATTTCCGGCTGCATGAAGTCCATGTATTTCGCGTCCCCGCCGAATGTATTATGCACCACTCGGCGGGTGCGGGCTTTGACCGTCTGCCAGTCGAAGCCCTTGGCCATTACAGGTCGCCTTCGTCAGCGTCTGTTGACTTCTGCTCGTCGGCCAGTTTGGCTTTCTCCTGAGCGGCCGCTTGCTTTTTCTTCTCGGCTGCTGTCAGCGGCTTATCGCCTTCCGGTGCCTTCTCGACGTCTTTCTTATCGTCTTCCGGCGCTTTCGGCTTAGGCTGGTCTGACTGGGTCAGGTCGAGAATGCGATCGGAATCGCTGTTAGCTTTGCGCAGAGCGCCCTTGTGCGCGCCTTCGATGTTCTCCACTTCTTCTGCAGTGAAGTCGAATTTGGTGTTCGGCTGCAGAAGCTGACGTTTGCCGTTGCGGAACACGACGACGGAGATGTTAGTAATACGTTGCGGCATAGTAGGTTCCTCAAGTGAATGAAAAGGCGGCACACTGGCCGCCCTTTTAGTTTAGCTCGTTAAGGTCTGGCAGACCCCATATTAAGGGGTAGTGCCGGTCTTAATCAAGAAGGTTGCGTTCGCATCGCCTGGAACCATCAGCGGAGCGGACTGGGACATGAAGAACTCTTCCCATGGGTCTTCTTGCGACACCCAGTTTTTCGAGAAGATTTCCATCGCCTTCCAGCCAGCACGGCCGTCTTTGATGGCGCCGAAACAACGAACACCGGAGAACACTGCTGGCGCGATGCCGAAGACTTCGGACGGCTCCAGGAAGTATTTCTGCGCGTTGGTTTCCGCATCCAGGTAGGTCGCTTCGT